ATAGCAAGATATTTTCATTTTGAATAAAAATTTCAATATCATTTCATTCCCAAAATGTATATACTTATTAAAAACATTGATAAAACAAGGTGTTCTATATGTATTTTTTATTTCTACACCAATTTCTACACCAATTTTAAGTTTTTTTCTATTGCTTCGATTTCCTCCAGTTTGGATTCATCCGTTACATGAACATACAAATTCATCGTCATTTCAATTTTGCTATGACCTAGGATTGCTTGCAGCGTTTTAGGGCGCATGCCACTTTCTATACATCTCGTAGCGAATGTGTGCCTTAGCAAGTGAATTGAGAACTTTCTCATTCCCAATCTATTGCAAATAGCATATATTCCTTGATTATACGCTGACTTTTGAATTAGATTTCCGTTTTTGTTCAGAAAAATATAATCTGCATACTGGATTGGAATAATTTTGTTTTGAGAATTCTTCTCTTTTTGACTATATAAAATATTGACAGCTTCTTTTGTAAGCGGTATCTCCCGATGCCCGCTTTTTGTCTTTGGTTCTCCGATTACAAACCCTTGTTTCGCGACCTCCGATGCACTTCTCTGTATTTTTATTTTTCGATTTTTAAAATCTACATCAGACCACTTTAACGCAATCAATTCTCCAACCCGAATCCCGGTTTGCAGCACAAACGCATATCCATTATAAAATGATGATTTTTCTGATTCTTTTAAGAAAGTTTTTTGCTCATCAACAGTTAGTGCTTCTCGCGCTTCTGTTTTTTTACCACCAGTTGCTTTCACATTCCTTCTTACAGGATTTCTTTCTATTAAATAATTTTCGACAGCACATTCAAAAACACTCCACATTAAATCTCTATGCACCTTAATGGTAGATGTCTTATGCCCTTCATTCATCATATTTAGTACTTTCTGACAATGAATCGGCTTTACGTCTTTTAATTCCATATTCCCAATAATTGGAGAAATAGAAAAGCTCCACATACTTCTGTAGTTTCTTTCTGTTATAATTCTTATGCTATCTCCCTTTACTTCATTTATCCAGTAGTCAAACCACGCATCGACTGTTGGAGAGTCAGAAAAGAACACATCACCATGTTCATCCTCAAACTGCGCATCTGCCATCCATGCCCTGCACTCCTGCAACTTATGAAAGTATTTCTGTTTTCGTTTTCCAGATTTTGTTGTAAAACGTCCTGTATACATTCCGTCTTTCCGTTGGCTGATACCAACGCCTAATTCTTTACCTCTAAGGTCTTTTCCCATCGTTACACACCCTTTCATTTTGAGAAAAGCCCCATACAGCGTCATATTACCATACAGGGCTAATTTCTGTCTATATCTCAACAGTATTTTCAATAAACTTGTCAAATTCCTTTCGCTTAATGAGCTTTCTGTTCCCGTTTGTAAGGGCGAAAGTGCATCTTGGGTTATTCGCAAGTTTTCTGAGCGTTGCCGTTCCGATATTGCTATAGGCGGACGCTTCATCAATCGTCATTGTAACTTTCTGCCAAATCGGTACTTCTGGTTTCGACATATCCTCAATCCTTTCTATTTTCTTATAAATCTTCCTCAAAATGCGATTCACCGTAGATGATGATATTTTCATCGTGTCCGCTATATAATCAATAGGGGAACCGTTACTGGACAGTTGAAATACCATCATCTCATCCTCGGTAAAATTGGCGTTCTCGATAATTTTTCGCAATTCTGGCTTTGTCAAATCTCGCAAAGCCAATTAAGAGTACCTCCTTTATGCTTTATGTATTCTCGTTAGACCAAAGCAATTTTTTGTTCCATTTCTTGGCGGTTTGGAAAATGGTATCCTCTCAATCTGATTCAGATTCATCTTTCATACCACTATTGCAAACCACAGAAATAAATTTATCTACCCTTTTCTGCAATTCTGGCGGTAGATTTTCGTAAAAGCTAATTTCTTTGACTTGGTATCCACATCTTTCTTTCATTCTCTCCATAGCCTTGATGGCAAGAAATGCACCGTTGATAGCTACGTGATATGCAGCCGGCAGTCCGCTTTCCACGTCAAGAGCATCATGGTCTTTCTGGTAAGTAATCGTATGTCGCAGCAGAGCAGCTAACAATCTATCATCAGAGATATTTCTCCATGCCTCAATTCCTTCCATACCGTATTTCTCAACGGCAAATTCGCGTACCCTTGCTAATGGCTCTAAAATCTCCAATGGCACAAGGTTAAGCTGTGGTTTTCCTTCATCTGATTTTACGATTGGCGTTTTCATAAATCTTCCTCCGTTCTGGCTTTTATCTGATACTCATTGCTTTTATCTTTTCCAATTCTGCATGAACAGTGTCCATAACAGAATCATCCACTACTCGTTCTTTCTTCTCCCTGCCCTCAATCAGTAATTTGCTCTTTTCTTCAAACGCATCAGAAAGCTGCTTAATCCTATCCTGCATTTCTATTCTGGCAGGATTTTCATTATTAGAAAGCAAATTCTGTACTTCTGTTGGCAACTTTGCACTCTCATCTTTCTGCATCAACACCAGTCTGTATGACCTCTGAAAATTACTCATAACTACTGTCTCGTTATAATCTTCATCCGTAGCCCAGATATTTAGCTGCTCTGGCGTTCCGATTGCACGTTGAATGATTGCAGGAAGTTTCAAAAATTCCTCGGTATATCTGTATCCGCTATTTCTGATTGCCTTACTTACCAACGCCCACGCTTCCATTTCGTTCAATTCCTGTGGCTTGCTGACGGAATGAACCATGTCAACCAACTGCCCGATTGTCGGTGCAAATCCGCTTGTATCAGACAGGATATAGGATTTCAACGCAACCGAAATCTGCTGATATGTATAATCTGAAAGCATCATTTCCCAAACCTCTGTTGTCTCTACGATATTCTTTGGTCTGAAATTCTGAAAACAGTTATACATGATATAAAGGATTTTCTTCGTTTCCTCTTTTGTCAGCACAAAACACACCCCCTAAAAATTCCAGTTTATATCGCTACTGGAAGCCTTACCGATTTTCTCCCAAACAATACCTTGATATCCGCTTGAAATGCTTTCATTTATTGCTGTTGACACCGCCGTATCTCCGTATTGTGTTGATTTTTCGGATATTGTTTTTAAAAGTGTCCGCAAACCTCTTTCTTTGTACTTGAAATTTCTCTCTCCCTTGTAGGCTATCCAATCCTGCACCGATTCCAGAAGATAATCGGAAATAGCAAACTCGGAAACCATATCATTCAGCATATCCGAATAGGACACTTTCTTTACGGAAACAGAGGGAATATTTTTCGGTTCTTCTTCCGTCTGGCAATCGTCCGCACTGCCTCTAACCTTATTTACCGTATTCATAACGTAACGCCTAAAATCATCAGACTTAATATGCTTTGCGACATTCTCAACACCGACAAGTGTTTTCTCCGATTTGCTCCAATTATACTTGTACCATTTGAGAATCAAGACTTCTTTTGTTTCCGCACAGTACCGAATCACACCATGCACATTTTCAAAACGCCTTATCAGCCTTGAAATTGTATCCTTCGTGTACCCTGTATGGTGCGACATTTGATTAAAACTGACCTCATAGCAGCCGCAGATATTCGTCTGTGGGTTTGTCAGAAGATAAGCATAGAAATACTTATCCTCTGGCGTGAAATCATCCTCGACCTTATTATCAGTCCAGAACGATATATGCAAATTCCTGTATATTGCCATAAACAACACCACGCTCTTATTTATTGTTGATTTTCTCGTCAAGATTCATTTCTACGCCTCCTTCTGCGGATACAAAAGGTTCAAATCATATCCGCTTTCGATAAATTTCAATGTAAGCTCATGATTTGCAGCATTTCCCAGTTTATCATATATCCAGTACATATCAGTCGGTGTGAATTGCGTTCCAAGATACTTGTTGTATCCTTCCAGAAGTTTTTCTCTCCACTCTTGGTTTCTTTTTGCTGACGCATACGGTTCACCTTTTGCTATCGGTCTGGAACACCATTCTAACATTTTACAGATAATATCTGTCTTATCTTTACAGCCTTTCGCTGTAAAGTACATATTCCCTCTGTCTGATATAATCAATTCTCCAAACCTGTTTACAAAACAGTCCTCAAAACACTCCATCACATTGAAAATTTCATCAATCATTCCTGCACCTCCAACGGCTCCGGCATTTCCATCCAACCGATTACCTCGCTGACCTCCGGTACCAAGTCATAGTCATAATCTCCAAACCTCCAACTCCAACGATACCCACACCCATCTTTTGCTTTTTCGTAATAGACAGGGTATCTAAGCGTGTTCAGCTTACCCTGTAGACCGTCCTTCACTGTAACGATTAACGGAACTCCTATCGGCGGCAAACCGTCAGTTATTTTCGTCCATTCATTTCTCATTCGCCATTCCTCCTTTTCTCCAGTGCCACTTTCGCTTCTTCTCTTGTGAAATACAGATTTTCATAGTCATACGATGCCCATTCGTCAGCATACTTGACAGCCTTTACCGATACATCCTGCACCTTGTGCTCGCTGATATAAAAATAGTGGTTCGGTACGGTTTCTTCGAGGATTTCATACACCGTATCTCCGACCTTGCAAGGCAACACCAACAGCCGCCCCTGTTCTTCCAAGTCCCTGTAGCGTTTTAGTTCTTCCAGCCAGTCAGCTTCCTGTCCAAATCCCTCCGCAGTTCTTCCGACCACTCCAAATTCATCCTCCGACAGATGTTTCCGGAGCCGTTTTTCTGCCGCTCTCAACCGGTTAATCTTTTCATCAATCGTCATCCTCAACACTCTAATCAATCGCCTGTCCGCACCAAGTACAGTAACTGGCTTAATCGGCATTTGTTTTCTGAGTGCCTCAATTGCCATATCAATAACCGCATTATGACTCTCACATTCTTCCTTTGTTGGGTTCAAAGGGCTTTCGACTACCAAATAACGTCCTTTCAAATATTCTATAGCCTCTTTCTCTGTCATGTTTCATTCCTCCAATCCCCATTCTTCATCACACCATTCTTGTACTCCTAATTCAATCCACTGTTGAAACTCATCAATAAAGAAATCCTCTAAGTTTTCTCTGTTGAAAGTACCTTCTTTCCGTTTGGTTCGTATCCAGTCATTAACAACCTTTTCATAATATCCATAATAAAAACATCTTGCGCCAGATAACTTTCAAAAATATTGCTATGGTCTGCTATTTTATTTTCTATTTCTATCCCTCCTTGCAATTCGGGCAGAAATGCTGACATTCGCCCTCATTCTTTTCGCAATCTCGTGTATTACTGGTACGGTCACGCCGTTCCCTGCCTGTTTGTAAAGTTGACTGTCACTGTTTACCAATTCAGCCCTATCGAAATATTCATTCGACCATCCTTGCAGCCGAAAACATTCTCTCGGTGTTAGCTTACGGATGGCAATATAGCACTGATATTTTTCGTACCAAACGGCATACACGGTCAAATTTTCCGATAATTGCACGAAAATACCTTTCTTGTTACCTATGGCGTTTTCCGGAGTAAGTACAGGAACACATACACCGCTTGTTTCCTCTTTCCTGTTACAAACACCTTTGTTGTATCTCGCCTGCAAGCAAAACCCTTTTTCATACAGTTGAAATCCGGCACCCTTTGACATATCGCAAAATATAGGAATAGGGATACATGGTTCTAATCCGCCACCATCCATTTTAGAAAGTGTTGGTGAAATGCCTTCTACACCATATACACGATAACGATTCGGATTGTCTCGTTTTACACTTTTTATATTCCCGATTTGTTTTATTTGAACACTATTTTCTCTGTCTGCTCCTTCGATAGGAAATACTTTTGTGGTACTTCTCCCTCTAAGATGTCCGATAACGAAAACTCTTTCCCTGTTTTGTTGGACGTAATCGGCAGAATTGATAACTTGCCACTCTGCATCGTACCCGCTTTCGTCCAGCGCAATGAGAAGTTTAAGGAAGTCCGTTCCCCCATTAACGCTAAGTAGATTTTTAACGTTTTCAATGAATAGGTATGTGGGTCTATCCTTTTCTTCGAGGTCTTGCACAAGGCGAATAACTCTGAAAAATAGGCTGCTTCTTGCTCCGTTAAAGCCCAGTTGTTTTCCTGCGACACTAATGTCCTGCCAATTCCATCCCTCTACGGAAACCACCGACACCAGAGAAGAAGTCAATGAATTTCACGAATCCACCTCTCCTTTCATCAACTCCATAAACTTCTCATACTGCCGTTCTGAAATCTTGTTACCCATCTTATCCGCTCTAATTTCGATTGTGAGGTGCTTTTCGGCAATATGTGATAATTCCTTCGCAAGATTCCTTCTGCCCTGTTCCAAGCCGTCACGATAGCCCTTAGCGGCTTTGTATTCCGCAATCTGCGATTTGCCCTCGCCCTGTGAGCCGCTTGTCTTGTTCCGCAGCTGATAACCGCCATCAGCATATTTCTTTATCCAGTGCTGTTCCGCACTATCCAATTCGGTATCCTTATAAAGCATAAATCCGATTTTCCATCCATGCTGATTTGTTTCTGCATCATATAAGCCATGTTTTTTCAACGATAAGTCGATATGCTGATAGCCGACAAGATGTTGTGCAAGTCTCGTCAGAATATGTACCGCTTGCCCGATATATGCGTACTTAAATCCGTTTTCATCAATTCTTGTGAGGAAATAAATTCCGCTGTCCTCATTCAATTTTGGATTTACTTTCAGCAGGCGTTCCTTGTTTTTCTTCTCGATAGCTTTTGCTTTCTTGAATTTCTGATAGTCCATCTTTCCACCGCCTTACAAATGCAACTGCATTTCTTCTTTCACAACAAGCATTTCGCCTTTTGCTCGTCTGTAAAATTCCTTTGAAATTTCAAATCCGTACGAGTTTCTTCCCATTTCCATTGCTGCCCTTAGTGTCGAACCACTACCAGCACAAGGGTCAATCACGATGTCCCCTTCGTCCGTAAAAATTTCAATCAGTTTCTTAATTACGGCTACGGGCTTCTGCGCAGGGTGAATTTTAGGAATCTCTTTTCCGTCCTTCTCCCATGTGAACCAGTTGAAAATCATCCGTCCAGTGCCGCGAATATTCTTTCCGTTCTCGTCCTGCTGACACCCGTTTCTAAACTTTGGCAACCTTCCCCGATAAAATACAAGGGCGTATTCTGTCGCACCTACAATACGCATATTCGCCTTTAAAACCTGCGGACTGTAATTCTTACAGAAAACCAATGGTATGTAGTTTACAAAGCCATGTTTCTTAGCGGCATTGATAAGCGTGGGAATCTGCTCAAAGCTGCAAAACACAATCATGCACGGGCTGTTGCTGCTTCTGCCACGTGATACGGGTTTCGTATCTTCTTTCTTCAACAGTTTGCTGCAAAAATGAAAATACTCGTACAGATTGAAATTAAAATCCGTATTAAAAGCAGCCTTTCCGGCAAGTTTGCTTTCACCGTTTTTATTGTCCCCACCTTTGTACCACATGGGATTACTACCGTAGAAATTTGTACCCACGTTGTAGGGGATATCAGCAATAACAAGTTGCGCTTTCGGGATGCCGTACCGCTTATAGTTCTGGAAATTGTCATTAAACAATTCCGTTTTTATGTTTTTCAAATCCATAATATCACCGACTTTTCCGATTAACCTCTTTTTCGACTCTTTCAAATTCTTCATCAGATATTCCGAATATCTCAATATAGTCATATTCCGGCGCGAAAAACACTGATATATCGTCCTTCTTATAAATAGGCACCATGAAATCGCCTACAATATTCGCAGTATCGAACATTTGTATCCCTTTTTCAAAATTCTCTTTCAAAAAAACGATTAAATTTTCTATTCTCAAAATCAGTCTCCACCTTTCTTATTTTTTAAAACGGCAAATCGTCATCTTCAATGGTATTGTCGATGGGATAAAACCCATCGGCATTACTCTGCGGTTTCGAAGCATCGTTCGCCTGCCCTGCGTTGTTGCTTGCCGCTTTGCTCTCGGCGAACTCGAAAGATTTCACGATAAAGGATACCGTGTTCTGTTTCTTCCCTTCCCTGTCAGTGTATTCATTCTGCGCAGCTTCGCACTCAAGGATGATTTTCGTACCCTTCTTAACAAATTTATCCATTGTTTCCGCCGTTTTGCCGAAAGCAGAGATATTGAAAAAGCTCGTTTTCTTCTTGTCTCCGTATCCGCTTTCGACCGCAACGGAAGTTCTTCCGACCGCTAGAGGATTTGCGGACTGCGTGTATCTGAGTTCAACATCTCTTGTTGTTCTGCCAACAAAAATACATTTATTCATTTCTGCTTGTCCCTCTTTCTTCTAAAGTATTCATTCTTCCGGTAATCCGCCTGATTTTCGATGAACGCCTTCTTTTGCATTTCTTTTTTATTTTTCAAATGCTTCTGATTCCAAATTTTGAATTTCTCGCATTTTGAATGGCATCCAGCAATCCTTCCTTCGCATCCATAGCAGGGGCAAATGCCATCCTTTGCCTTGATATTTGTATTTAAGGAAAACTCATACCTTCCCATCGCTCAACCACCACCCGTCATTACGTTCTGCAACGTGCACATTCGCCGCAGGACACGCTTTTTTCATGCGCTCGATGAATTTATCGGAATCGGCATTATCGGCTGACAAATGACACATTATGACGTTGTGCAAGGAATCAGAATTATTCGCCTTTACAAACTCACAAGCGGTTTCAAGCTCCAAATGACCGCCGAAAATATGATTCTTTTTTCCTTCACTATCTGGATAAATCATGTCCTTGTCATAATTCACACCAAGAAGAATATGGTTTATATTTTTGAACCGCCATTTGATAAGAGCCGTATCCGTTATATAAAGCATTCTTCCCATTTCTTTGTGTTCAACCAAAAACCCATAACAGGCGCAAGGTTCGCCGTCTGCATCTGTGTGTGTCCATCTGCCATCAATCGTTGTAAGGTCAAAAGTTTTTACTACAAATCCGCCCATATTTTCTGATTTACTATCGTTTTCCAGATATGGTGCAAAAACAGGTATTCCCATTCTTTTAAAATCTTCTATAGACCTGCTATGGTCAAGTCAGAGATGTTTATGAGTAACTATCGCTCCGACAATATTTGATATTTTCCAATCAACACCTTTTTTAACAGTCTTTTCTGATACGCCTAAATCAAGTAACAAAATTTCTCCTGTTCTGCTGATTAAGGCGTGCGAATTTCCACTTGAGCCTGTGGCTATCGTTCTCAAAAACATCTACATCACCTCGCCTTCTTTTTCAAATTTCCATACATAACCGCCTGCCTGTTTTCTTACATTGCCTTTTGAGTTGTATGGCTCTTTGCTTGCGACTTGAGATATATTTCTTTGGCATATCCCTGTCATTCTGCTTGCTATTTCACAGTTGACATAATAACGATTATTTAATTCCTTCAACATGGCATCTTCCTATTGTAATACATCTTAATTTCGTCAAGAACAACCTCCACAACATCCATGTCTTACGCAAGAATTAAAAACCAAATCTATTTCTCTTGCATACTGACGGTATTGTTCCGGTAATTTGTTTAAGTATATTTCCCATTCTCCTGAGTGCGTGCGATATTCTTCATCTATCCATTCTCCAGATTGCCAAAACGAATCATAATTAGAATCATTAAATTTTGATGTTTTCAAACAATAATCCTTATAATCATGACCGAATTTAACTATTTCTCCGTCAATTTTTAAAGTCAATACCCCCCTGCAAAGATTAGGGAAAGAACCTGTATAATTGACAAATTCAACATGTTCTGTTTTTGAGATATTCTCTGTGTTTGTATCGACTATCATCATCACACCTCGCTATCATACGGAAATCGAAAGACTCTCGGATAATTGAAAGCGGAATAACTTCCGTTGATACTTTTTGTTTCTTGGAAGTTTACGTATTCCGCTCTCAACATTTTCATAGCCTTTTCGGCTTTTTCTTTTGTTGAGTATTCTCCCATTACACAACATATTTTTGCTGTATTTGCTATAGGCTCTGCAATAACTTGCTCTTGGTGTATATTGTGCGTTGAGATTGCCACGAATTCATACGGTAAATCAACTTTTCCGTTCTGACTAATAATTCTCGTAAATCATCCCTCCTGCACAATTTCCCCATCAATGATGTTTTCCTCGTCAAAATCAACGGCATTTGCACTTTCCACAACATCATCCTGTGTCTGGCGGTATGCATCATCCAGTTCAATCTGTGCCTGTCTCGCCATCTGGTCATAATTTTTCGGATACTTTCTTGTGGCGTTGTTGCACATTTTCCGCTGAATCATGCTCTCTGGCATGTCCAGCCACGCACCGCTGATAAATGGTCTGGCAATTTCACATTCCAACATATCATCAACCGTATCACACGCTCGCAATGCGTTCAGAATTTCATCCTTCTTTGCCTTGATTTCCTCTTTCTGCTTTGGCGTTGCCTTGTATCTATCCTCGCAAACACCGAATGTAGCGTTCATCATATTCTGCTTAACGTGAGCCAAAAGGTTGACCTTTACGCTTGCTCTGTCAGCTGTCAGATATGTTACTGTGCCGTCCGTCAATTTTACTGGATATACCACCCGAACCGCTTTATCTGACAATCCTTTTTCCTCCCATTCTGGCGGTGTCAGTTCCAAACCCTTATGTTTGGGTGGGATATAGGTATCTCCTTCTTTGACTACCCAATATGGATAAACTTGTTCGACATCCTTGCCGTAATGAGAGAGAAGGGAATCATATCCTGCACCCTCGATACCCATTTCAACAACCTTTACCCACTCGTTCCCACGCTTTACATTTCTAAGTTGGAAATAACATTCTCTCGGATATGCCGCAGGGTTCAATTTCAGCCCTGCACAGTTTTCAACGATGCCCCTCAAGTTGCTTGTATCGAGTGAATTCATGTTCGCTTTTCCATCGTTCTTTACAAGATTGTAAATGCTGCCGACCGCCTCCATAGCGCATTTTCTGGAATATTCATCAAAAATCACGCCGCAAGCCTCATAGTCTTTTGCAATCAATCCTGTAATTTCGTTGCTCCACCGACTTAATGCCGTTGTAAATTCCTTCTTTTCTGCCACCTGTGTATTTTCAGCCATTATTTCATTCCTCCTCCAACGGTCTGTTCCAACATTCTTCGCATTCTTCTGAAACAAATTGTTCGTCCGTATCTAAAAAGCACTCTTTATTTGTCGCATATCCCAACGAATGAGGGCAAATTTCTGGAAATTTGTTATGTATCAGTTCAGCTTTCGGATACTTCTCCAAGAAATCCTGCAAAATCGTTTTTCTCGGATGTTCTTTAGACCATTTTTTCGCGGTAGCGATTACTTTTTCTATATCATTAAAAACCCACTTACAAGGCATACAACTGCGAGATGAAGAATCTTCCATTGGGCAATCACTACAAAACGGATACTTTTGACACATTCTATGCCATTCTCTCAAAAACTCCAACGCTGTCATTTCAGCCATGCTGCATCACTCCTCACATGCTTCATATGTCTGCTCGAAAATGTCTGGTTTACAGAGGTAAAGCTCTCCCTTCACTCCACGAATCACATAATCCCCAACACTTACATGGTGCGGCCCTTCTAAAGTATCAATATAGAGTTCATCTCCATCTACACTATCAAATTGAATGGTACTATAATACATAATGCCATCTTCAAAGGCATTTACAGCCCAATCGGGGACATAATATTTACCATCTGCACCTTTTAAATCTCCATCATATTTAAACGCTTCAATTACCACAGGCTTCTTTCTGTATTTCATAACCATCACTCCACTTCCTTAATTTCTCCATCTTCCAACCGATACCATGTGTCCTCTTTATATGTATCCCCATCAATCTGGATTGCTTTGTAATTGACGATTTCTCCTTTGCCGTTTCGTTCGACCATAACAATCACACTACCCATGCCGCCTTTAGCTCTGCCACCGTTTTCAGAAACCATGATAGAATGTTTTCCGCCTGCCAGTGTAGCCCCGTATCCGCCTGCCAGTTTAGCGTTGTCTCCGCCTGCCAGTTTAGCCCAGTCTCCGCCTGCAAGTGTGGCCCAGTCTCCGCCTGCAAGTTTAGCCCCGTCTCCGCCTGCCAGTTTAGCCCAGTTTCCGCCTGCCAGTTTAGCGTTGTCTCCGCCTGCCAGTTTAGCCCGGTTTCCGCCTGCCAGTGTAGCGTTGTCTCCGCCTGCCAGTTTAGCGTTGTCTACGACATTTTCTTTTTCTGAAACATTATCAACTTCTTCTTTAATCTGCCGATAGGTTACGTCAAAACTTGCCTTAATAAATTCTACTAAAGACAGCCTTGCGCCGATTTTTAGTTTCTTTGTGCAATATTTCTTCTCGTCATTTGTAAGAGTTTCGTCCATTGCTTCTACTTCCGAAAATTCGCACATTTCGCCGTTATTATCAATTAACGGATAATAGTCAAGTACGTCCATAGGATTTTTGCAGAAGTGCATACCATTCACGCAAATATTAGCTTCGCTTTCTTCAAAAATCGTGTTCTCTGCGTACTGCTTGCTTTTGCAAATAAGCCCTTTACGAAAACCTTTATATCCTTTCATTCCCATTTTTATTCCTCCCCATTGCATACTTTCAAAGTTTCATCATCTGTCCTGCGAATAACAATCAACTGGCGGCTTACATCTGGAATCCTGTTTTCGTCCAATGATTCTGTATCGTCAATCCAAATCGGCAGCTTGATTCCGTTCATGTCCTGCAATCCTTTTAACAAGAAAATTTCCGCAAGAATTCTGTCTCCGTGATTCAATCCATTAAAGTAATCAACGCCATTTACATTGATTCTCAAAGTTTCCTTAATATCTCCGCTCAATGTTTCTTCGCTCATTTTTATTTTGATAAACTCAAATTTCCTGTTTACCATATCCTCCAGAGCTACATTTTTAGCAATGCTGAAATCCTGCAACATATCAATCTGGCGTTCAACGTCCGCTATTTTCTGCGCCTGTTCCTTAACGGATTCCTTCAACGAATCAATTCGTTTTTCTGTATTTTCGGTATCTCTGATAATAGCTTTGATTTCAGATTCTTTCTGTGAAAGGTCAGCCTTGTAGCTGCTGATTCTCTCCGTTACTTGCCGCCATAAATCGGTTGATTCAAAAAGCCTTGCTGCTTCTGCTTCCGATTTTTCCAATTCTTCCGAAGTCCTTTTGTATTCCTCCGTTCCAGAAAATTTCATATCGGAAAATATTTTTTCTTTTTCAGAGGAAATTTCCTCTACTCGTTTCTTCTTATCGGAAATAAACGCCGTCAATTCTTCGATTTTCTTGGAATTAAGGCTGAGTTTTTCTCCAACTTCCTCAATCTCGGATTCCGCAGAGGAAATAGCACTTTCTGTAAGCCGGATATTTTTTTCGCTTTCTTTCTCAAATCGCTCTCTATCTTCCTCTGTTTTATCTTCTGGCAAAGGCTGCCCACAAACATGACACACGCCACTTGCGATAAAATCAGCATTTTTCAGCCGCAGGCGTTCTTTTACCAAATCCATCAACTCCTTATTTTTTAAGGCAAGAAAGATTTTGTTATCCTGCAATTTTGTATTTCTTTCGGTCAACTCCGCTGATTTTTCTGAAATTTCCTTATCCAGAACAGCCAATTCTTCATTGATAGCACCGATTCTTTCCCTTTGCGTTTTTGTCTTCTCCTTTTCGATTTTGGATAACTCGCCTTTGAGTTTTTCGATATGTGAAAGCAGGAAAGTGTATCTGTCGATTGAAACATTCAGCGCTTCTTTCAAATTCTCCATGCTTTCGATGTTTCCGATAATGGCCGCTTTTTCGGATTCCAATTTCTGCAAATCAGAATCATCCGACCTGTCAAGCCTGCGTTGTTCGTAGTCCAATTCGATATTTAATCTATCCAATTCTCCATTTTCGGCAGAAATGCGTTTTTTCAGTTGTTTCAATACGTCCTCTGTTTTCTTCCCTGCGGTCATTTCGTAAACGCTATGATATTCTGCATTTTTCTTGCAAAAACGCTCAATATCGAACCCAGAAAGACCTTCAATGGCTTTTCTGGCATCCGCAGTAGATTTTTTCAAAGCCGAAAAGAATACCGAGGCATTAGAACACATTGCAATCGCTTCTGGCGGTGCGATACTGGCTAAAAAATCGTTTACTTCCGCAGATTTTGCAGAAACACCGTCCAGTGCATAAACAGTTTCATTCCCGATAAAAACGCCCTTGCGATATTTCCTTTTTGTAACCTTTTTGATTTCGTGTTCAATTCCATCGATTTCCAAAGTAACCGCTCTTTCGATTTCCTTTACAGGCTTTTCCTCGCCGTTCTCATCTACAGGGCAAATATTAGTCGGTGCAGCACCATTCGCAAACTTGCCCGTCATAACATCAAAATAGGCGTTCATCAGAGTTGATTTTCCGCAACGGTTTTTACCTCTGATTTCCGTTTTCTCGGAAAAGTCAACCTCTACATTTTCAGCCCCCATGTAATTTTTAAGGCTGATTTTTTTTAACAACACTTCCGTCAATCTCTCCACATCCTTTTAACACATTCGCTACAACCAACGATTTCTCCATCATCCCTTTTATAAAGGTATTCGTATTCTATTTCTTGGCAGTGCGGACATTCTTCCTGCTCTTTTTCGCAGTATCCGCAGCTGTCACATTCAGTCTTTATCCCTGTCCTGCATGGGTAAGCCATCATCATCACCGCCAGCAAGCATAGCCAAGATTTGTTCGGCATTCACAAATTTATCTGTTTTCAAATAGGCAATAACAGCCTTCACCCTGCCGTTCAACTCCCAAAGTTCCTGCAACTCATTCTCTGGTGTCAATTCTCTGCCGTTTTTCATTCTCTCTTTCCTCCCTTTTTCGTCTTTTATATTTTTTTGAGTATTCTTTCTTGTAGGCATCGACCTTCTCCTTATTGCTCTCCTGATAGGCTCGCACGCTTGCTATGTATCTGTCTCTGTTCTTTCGGTAACGCTCCCCGGCCTTTTCGCGAATCCTCTCTTTGTTTTTCTCGTAATAGCTTTTCTGGTATGCTTTGGCATATTCTTTGCGTTCTGAATAATACTTTCTGAGGTATTCTTTTTTTCTCAAGCCTGTTTTGCTTCTCGTCATCCCTGCAATTCTGTTGATTTCAGCGTCCGTTACATACTCCTTACGCGAAAAATCATCACAGATGCAATCTGGGTGCGAACATTCAAAACAGTTGAAATCGCATACAGGCTTTTTCATTTTTCCTGTCCTCCGTAGAACAAACTGCCGATTGCGATTGCAATCATAACGCTGCTTGCGAGATAAAACATTATTCTCCCGTCAGCATTTTCCAGAACAAACACCATGACACAAAGAGAAAGAAGCGTTCCCAGAAACATAGCTGCCCACCGCAGCAGACCACGGCGGATGTAAAACGCAGTCCGTTTCCAATTTCTCATAACCTCACCACTTCCCCATCACTTTCAAAGAACTGACTGTAACGAAAACTCTCTGTGTATCCTCCTGCAAACATGGCGGTGAAGATGAATGGATACAATCCTGTTACCGTTCCTGTTCTTCTTTTCCGCAAGACGTTTGCTCCATGCCTATCCTTGCCGAACTCAAGCACCTTAACCTTCTTGCCTACAAACAGTTTCTTTTGCGCTGTTTCTCTGATTTGTTCGATTTTCATGTTTTGCACCCCTACCTTTGCTACACTCCGGGCAATAATAGCCCTTTCTGGTATCCTGCGTTGCGGCAATGTTCCAAACCTTACCGCAGATATTGCAGGCTACTACTCTTTTATTTGTTGGCGTTCTGCGCGGCAACCCGATTGACATTTCCTATCCCCGCCCTTCTTATTTCTTCTGGTTAAAAATGGCATACAGGAAAATCAGAACCATCTCCGATGCGATTGTCACGAAAACGCCTGCTACAAATGGATTTACATACATATTCAACACCTCGCTAACGGACTGCATATATCAGAATTGCGCAAATAAGCCATAAAACAGTCCAAAATCTCAATTCTTTGCCTTCGTTTTCAATGCACATTACAAAAAACGAAAATTGCAATACAATTAAAATGATTTTTATTACAATCATTCCTTTTCCTCCGCATCTTCTTTTTTCCGCTCTGCCATGCTCTCAACTTTGCCGAGGATATAGCCCTTATCAAAATCGGACATCTGCGGAATTGCTTCTTTCAGCTTTTCTACTACCTGTTTTTCCTTTTCGCTCATTTCCTGTACCTCCTTCCTTAAATTTTCTTCCCATTATCGTCAACCGCATAAAGCTCGATAATATGAGGTTCTCCGTCAATAAAATCTACAACCGCAGCAACATGAAAATCGTTTCCAAAGTGCAGCGTGATAACACTTGCGGTTCCACCATCGCTACATTCCGCTGTTTGCTCATGAGCTTCTGCAAACCGAAATCCTATTGAAACATCAAATTCATTTAATTTATCAATGTTCATCTTTCTTTCTCCCTTCTATGCGCAATATTTAATTTCGTACTCGGAGACAATTTTTGAAAAAATCTCCCGAAGTTTCTTGTCTCCCTCAATCACATCAATTTTTCTGATACTATTGATTGCGGTTTTGGTCGCACCAGAATTTCCCATCCTCTGCTTCATGTTTCTAAGCCTTGTGCCTAAGTCGCATCCGGCTCTTTGTTCCAATTCTGAATACAGTTGGGTATTCAATGTTTGAAAATCAATTTTGGAACTAAACTGAACGCGTTTAATTTTTCTGTTAATCTCAATCCGCCAATTATCAAGTACAGGTTTAACAGCTTCCTTAATTGTTTCTGTAGTTTCAACCGCCTTTTTCGCTGTTTCATTCGCAAGTGCAATCTGCCTGTCTCGCTCTTTATCTTCCAACTCTTTATTAGCGATGCTTTGCGCCAGTTTTAAGATAAGCTGCGTTTCCGGCGATAATTCCTCATTGACAAGCCGTCTTGTCTTAAAATATCCGTTCACAAGCTGTCTTTGAACCGTCCATGACAAGTCATCTGAAAACGGCTTTACCAACATTAAATATCCCTGCTCAGTTAATAGCAAAATTCCGTTCGGAGCTGATACATTGAAGAGGGATTTTGCTTCGTACGTTTCACATACGAAGTAATCTTCCCCTTCTCTGAAACGAGTTTTGTTCCTGTTGAAAGTTGCCCTCGCCGTTCCCTCAGGTCTTTCATGGACCATATCAATGTCTTTGAATGTCACAACTCTCTGTCCTCGATATTCCTTTACCGAAATATCAGTATTTTGGATATGAACCAAATCGTTCATTGTACCATTCCTTTCTGTGTTATAATTTCCTTATCATTTGATAAGGGGGTGAATTTATGGAAAAACGAATCATCAAATGTGATAACCTTTCGGAATCCCAGATAAACCAAATCATTTCAGATTATGAAAAATGCGGTTGGCGATTTATCGGTATTTCAGAAGGATTTCCGCCGGACTATCGATGGATTCATTTAGAGTGGTCTAAAGACCGACCTCCGATTTTTCCCGAAACAGAACCCAACAGTTGATTCCTTCCGTATTTGGCGTGAATATTACCCTGTAGGCTCTTTTCAGTAAGTCGTTTCTATCTTTTTCTGTATGCGCTATAGCGATACACTGAATAGAGCCTTTAGAAGTAAAATCCACTATGGTTTTCCCGAATTTTCTTTCTTCCATCGTTTCACCTCCTTCCCTGTTTTGTGGTATAATCCCTTTAAAAAGGAGATTTTCAAAATGTTTCATGATTACGATAGAATCAATAAAATATGCAGAGCAACTTAGATGCCATGTCCCCAGATTATGAAGAAGGTAAAAGCCCTCTTGAAATGATGGAACACCAGACGGCTTTTCTTGAGAAAACATCTCATGAACTCCGCAATCTTGCTGATTCTGCAAAATCTCAAGCTGAATCTGCCAAAGCAGTCGCGGACAGTTCAAAAATTCAAGCTGATGCAGCCATCGAACAATCCAAATTAGCGAAGGAAACGGCGGAATCGTCCAGAAAATATTCCAACATTTCTGTCATAACATCCATTGTTTCCATCACAATTAGTATCGCAGCCATCATATTACCCTTGATATTGAAATCATGAAGGCTACAATAGAAACCGCTAATGCAACCAAAGAAAAGTAAAATACTTTTTTCATCCCACCACCTCCTTATTTCGTTTGCAATATCATAATAACGCATTTGCGTTATGAAGTCAAGAAAATTTTATTGCATTTGCAATATTCTTGTGTTATTATATTACAAGAAAGGAGGTGTCTACATTGAATGGTGTAAATGAGCGCGTGAAAAAATTAAGGCTATTCCTTGAAATGAATCAAAGTGATTTCGGTAAGAAAATAGGAGTAGCACAGACTTATTTATCTCAAATTGAAAAAGGAGATAGACCAGTAACAGATAAGATTTTTAAAATAATTTGTTTGGAATCTTGGAACGGAAAGTTTGTAAATGAGGATTGGCTCAGAGATGGGATTGACGAAATGTTTGTAAAATCCAAAGATGAGCAGATTTCTGAAATGCTTGGCGAAATCCAAAGAAACGGAAAAGATAGTTTCAAGCGCAGGCTCGTGTCTGCACTGGCTAAGCTGAATGAATCAGATTGGGAAGTTTTGGAAAAACTTGTTGATTCTATCGGAAAAGAGTAATAAAAAAAGTCAATGGAAATGCGCAATCCATTGACTTTCTCTTTTTTATCATCCTAACAGTGCTCTGAGATATGCACGAATCGCCCTCAGGCGGCGCACATCATCAAATTTAGATATTAAATCGATAATTTCTTCACGAAATTGGCTCATTTTATCCGTACATTCTTCATTTCTTAACATAATTTATACGCCCTTTCTACATTTTCGACATTTTTAGCTATAGACTTTTTATTTTCAAGGTTTACAATAGATATTAGGCGGCGAGAACGCCAATCCAAACGCCGCCCAATAACCAGAACTGCGGTGTACCTGTTTTTTAGGTACAAGCTAATTATACCAGAAGGGAGAAGGATTCCATTGCAGTTGACTACCAAACATTCAGCAAAACTTTCCATTCGACTACAAAATAGAAAGGTGTGTGAATTATGGGGTAAAACCGGGGCAATGTATATCGAATCTTAAATCCGAGTTATGCCGCGAGATGCTTCTAAAGGGGTGGAGCGTTGCGCAGCTTTCCATCCAGTGCGATTTATCATACAAGGCTATGTATAATATCATCAATGAGGAACCGGAAGATATGCGGCTTTCCACGTTCGTTAGAATCTGCGACAATGTCGGTATATCTCTGGTAAAGGTTCTGGAAATTTCCAATTCGGAAATTATTGACGATGGGCTGTCCAAGGCTCTCATCACTTGTGGCGGCAATCGTTACATATTGAAACGAATATTTTAGGATTGAGGGGCTTTTATTAGCCCCCTTTCCTTTTTTACCTGTAGGTCATTCGCTCGATACGGTCAAGGATTTTGTCCGCATCCTGTTCTAACTCTGGGAAATATTTTACAATATCAATCGGGTATTCCGGATAATTCCCGACCTCGTTCTTGTAAATCTCCCTTGCTGCGTTCAAATCGTATCGTTCGGAAAGTCGATTCAAGATACAATGATACAGATAACTGCGGCTGTTTCCGCTGTCTCTGCAAAGTCGGTACATCCTGCCCTTGTTCCTCTCGTACCAGTCAGATACAATCGGCACTCTGGGCGTGAAATCCTCTGCGAGCGGTTCTTTGTAATATGGCTCTTTCTGTACCTCTCTGACCTTGAAATATACGTCTACAAGCATATCCTGCACTTTCCAAGATAAATCGTCTGTAAATGCCTTTACAAGCAGGAGATACCCTCTTTCGGTTATCAGCGTAATGCCCTTGTTAGGAATGGAAATATTTCTATTGTCCGTTAAACGGACATTAGGATTTTCCTTAGGCTTTAAACTGATATAGTGTTTGTTTTCTTCAAATCTTTTTTTTGTTTCTATAAAACGCCTTTCTTGCTGTTCCTGCTGGTCTCTGATGCACCGTGTCAATGTCCTTGAATGTTACAACTCTTTCGCCGTCATACTCTCTAATCTGCATTTCGGTGTTTTCGATTGTGATAACGTCATTCATTTCCATAACCTCCTTTATTTATTATTGCCAAAAGGAGGTATACAGTGCTATACTTTATATACACTCCTTATGGCGTGCGGTGGCAACTGTTGTTGATTGGTAGTCTGTGGCAGTTACCGCCTTTTTTTATTTGTTTCTTTGTTCGTACTGAATTTCAATCCCTTGCCTAATTATTTTAGACCTGTCAGAATTTTGTTCAGCCGCTAAATAATCTAATTTTTCTACCGTCTCCTTATCCATTCTAACTTGAATTAACTTGTTTTTTGGCTTATCCGTTATCTTTTGTCCCGTCTTGGGCGACATTTTTTCTCACTCCTTTCAATTTGTAATTACATTTTGATTTTAACTTTGTAATTACATTTTGTCAAGTGTTTTCTTAAAATTCCCAAAAGAAAAAGCACCGCTTTTCTGCGATGCTCATTCTCTATTGCTTTTTATTCTTTTTCTTTTTTGATTCTATCCTTATTCCGTAATTTCCATGTAAACAGCTTTCACACAAGGGATTGTTATAGACTGCCCCAAAATACTTGTATATTTATACTCCCCTGCTGATTCGCCGTAGAATGTTACAATATCATCTTCAAGGAATTTTCCATCCTTGTTGTCTGGGCTGAGCTTTACAAACACATTATCATCCCATAAACCGTAATCACCTTCCGTAACAGGAATCAAATATTCGGAAGTGCTACTGTCAGAATCTTTCACGACCTGCCTAATTTGTCCGCGGAACTTCACTTTCTGCCCTTCGTATTCGTCTGGTTTCCTTGCCAAATCATCATAGGAAACATCTATGCACTCAGACTTGTACTGCTCAGGCGAAATATTTTCTGAATCGTCTTTTTTCCCTGAACCATCTCCGCCGCCAATCGAAGCAATCGCAATAATAATTAAAAAAATCCATGCAATAATAAATTTCAACTTACCGCCTTGCTTTTTCCGACAATTCGGGCAAATCTTAGCTTTTTTCGGAATATCTGACTGGCAATGTTTGCACTTTTTTACTTCATTTTCTTTGTTTTCCATGGTTAAACTCCTTTTCAATATTATTTTCTCGCTTCAACGTATACCTCATACTTATCAAATTCATTTTCTGGGAATAGCTCAAATTCTTCCGTAACTGTTCCGCCTGCGCTCAGTTTGTAGCTATTATCGTCTAAATATTTGTAATCAGAACCAACTACTTTCCCATTTTTGAAGAAAAATACAGTTGCCTTTACAAATTCCATATCATAGTTTCCTAAGTTTGTAGCAGCAACAAGAACCTTATCCCCTGCTTTGGAGGAAGTTGTTTTCAAATCTGCGGTTGCTGATTTGAAATATGTTTCTTTTTCTGTTTTTAATGTATATGTTGTTTTTGCAGGAACACTATCAAAAATATGTGTCAAGATAGCTGTTTCTCCACTGCCGACAACAGGAGCAGAATCAGACTTTGCCCCGATAGAATTTCCTGCCGCATCCTTTGCAACTACATTGCTTTCAATCCTCAGCGCATCGGGAGAATTATTTGTTACAAGAAGGTCATAATAAAAAGAACCGTATTTCTCATAATAGTATTCTTTTGCGCTTAATTCTGTTGTCTGATTGCTTGTTGTTTGCGTGGTATTCTGCGGCTTTTCGCCAAGATAAACCGTTTTTGTCGCGCCATCCCATGTAACGTCTTTTCCGACCGCTTCGGCTACCGCCCTAACAGGTAGATAGGTTGTGCCGTTGTAGGTGAAAGGCTCTTTGCTTGTGGAAAGCTGCTTCCCATCGACAATAATCTTGATGTTGCTGAATGATACGGGGATGTTCATATTTGCCACCTTCGCAAATGCCACCGTACCAGAACACAAGACCATTGATGCAATCACAGCACCGCAAACCATGTCTTTTAATCTTTGAAATTTCATATAAAACCCTCCTTTTTGTTTTGTCCTTCCATCATATAACACTAACAATTTTTTTGCAATATTTTTTGTCTTTTTGTGAATATTTTGCCTTTTTGGTGGGTTTTTGGGGTTCTGCTTTCAAAAAATTTTTCGCCCTATTTTTGGCAAAGAAAAAAGCACCGCATAAAGCAGTGCCATTTCTCACTTTTATCCACTGGGAAATCTTAATCATTTTTATAATACCAAAAACAGAAAACATTTTCAATATGCATTTTCGCCCTATATTCGCCCCTATAAGCCGCCTTTTTATTTCACTTGACCGATTGACCGACAAAAAAAGAAAACGCCCTCTCACAAGCCGCAGAGGGGCAGAGAAAGCATTTCCTTATTCAGCTTCTCAAGGTCGAATTTTTCAAGCCTTGACAGGTCGAAAGAATCTAATTTCATCACTCATCGTCCTCTCATACGCCATACATCTCCATTTTCGCCTTCAAATTTCCAGTTCTATAAATCACTTCCGTTGCAATTATCTTTTTAAACATAGTCGATTCCTTACTTCAAATACGATGCTTTTTTTAATTCTTCCGCATATTTTGCCGCAGTGTCCCATTGAGCATAGCACTTATTACAATATACAACCTTTTTCTTCCCAGCATACCCGACAATTTCCCAATTTGCCCTGTCCTTAACTTTGCAATGACATGCTCTGCCGCTTGCAGATGAACCAAAACCTCTTGCCACAAAAATCACTCCTTTAATCCAGCAAGTCCAAAATAGACTGCAACCCATCTTTATCCCAACCGTCATCAACTGCTACCTGTAGCAGTTCTCTAATTTCGTTGATAAACTGATATGGTGCTAATTCACGGATTTTGTTTTCCGGCAGATGAAACGCCCAAGAAATATCCATGCCGCCATGTGCATTATCACTGCTTTCAATCCAATTATTCGTTGTATTTGCAGTGGTGTACCACAGATATTCAGAAATTCCACCCCATTCTCTTGTATCCTCTGCAAATTTGATTGCCATGTTGATATAATAATCTAATGCCATGTTAAATTCTCCCTTCTTTTTTAACTTTGCTCCGCTTTCTTTTCCATTTTACCTACCCAATCCGCAGAACGTCAAGCCCTGCGGATGCCTTTTTTCTTTGGCTTGTCTCATCGGTTGGAAGGTTGCCACCCTACCCAAGACCGCCAGAAGGCGGTTTCGACTTAATCGGCTAAAATTGACCTTGCGGTGTTAAAAACGTAAAGTCTGTTGTGCGGATGGTGCTTAAAATCTCCATTGCTTTTTATCCTTTCCCCGATATTTTCATATTTAAGACTGACAACGATTAAATATTTTTCAAGCATTTCATCAGAACATTTTAAGCAGTTAATCGCATTTTGGATGCTGCTTTTATTACTATTCCAGTAAATACCTTCGATTCTGCATTTCTTTTCTTCCTGTAATTCGTTAAATTCTTTCATTAAATCTTTCTTTGTCATTTTCATTTCTCCTTTTTCGTCTGCCATCATCAGAGCCGGGAGACTATCCCACGGCTGACGGTCATTCTTGACCGTTTCGGCTCAATCCTCAAAAATTATTTCTGTAAATTCCTTCGGTGTAACAGATTCAATTTCGACGTTTTCTTTTTTCAAATCCGCAAGTCTTTTAGCGTTGCTATATTTTTTAAAATATTTAACGCCATTAAATCCATAGTTTAAAAATACGATGTAAAGCTTTACCATGTTATTTCCTCCTTCGTTGTCCCTTGTTGTTTTCTATGGTCTTATATTATCATATTTAATTAGTAATGTCAATACATAAATGCAAAATTAAATAAAATATTATTTCAAAAATAATGTAAATAATTTAAATTAAGTTTTATATAATAATTGACTTATTCATTGCATTATTGTATCATTTAATTATATCAATAATAATGCGTATTAAATGGAGGTATGCAATCATGGCAAAGAGTGAAAAGGAAATGATAGAAAAATACAAGGCAAGGATGAAAAGACAGAATGAAAAGATAAAGGAAAACTATGACAGAGTATCCGCAACGCTTCCGAATGGCACCATAGACAGAATAAAGGCTTTAGGGCTGACGATTAACGGCGTAATTAATGAAAGCGTGCTTGCATATCTGGACTGCATGGAAGAAGCGCAGGCAGAGGAAGAACAGAACAACGCAGAAACCGCAGAAATACAGGATTCTACACCAGATACAGAAGCAGTTGAGATTGCCCCTGTAGAGCCGGAAACGTCAGAACCGTTCAATCCCATACCCGATGCGGAAACACCCGACAGCACGCCCGAAAACGGCTTGAAACCGATGACTATTGAGGATATTCAAGCCATGTTCGATAACAGGAAAACAGACGAAATCAGACAGGAGGAAGAAAGACAGGAGCGGAAAGAACAGGAGGAGCAGGAGCGGCGCAAGCTGCTAGCCAATCCAGAATATGCCGCCACCTATGCCCAGCTTATGGCGATGGAGACCGCAGAGAAGGAAAAGAAACGAGCCGAGATGCTCACCAGAGCGAGATTAGAAACATTGTAAACCTGACCGCCAGAAATGGCGGTTATTTTTCCATATTTTACCATTTATCTATCTTTGTAAAGATATCTTTGGAAAGATTTAATACTTTAGGAAGATATCTTTTTAAAGATATTTTATCTTGATTTTTTGCGGTGAAATTCGTATAATTGAGAGTAGGAAAAACGAAGGAGGTATATTAAAATGATTGTATTTAAATTTGACGTTGCAGCTGCATTAGAATCCGCCGGGGTTACTTCTTACACGGCTGTAAAAAATGGATTGTTATCTGTCGACACATGGCGGAAAATCAAGAAAAACGATGCAAATATAAGCATGAAATCTCTTAACAAAATTTGCATCATTCTGAACATGAAGCCAGAACATTTAATCACATACAAGCTGGATGAAAAAGAAGATTCTGACATAATAGAAAGGCTCAAAAAACTAGGTTAAGAAGATAGCTTTTGAAAGATGCACGATACCCCATACAAGCATCTGTATCTGTAAGGGGTTAAAAAGAATGTAATCTAGTATCTTACTTCATACAGTAAAACCAATGAAATTCAATATATTCAAGAATGAAATCTTAAAAAGAATTTAAGTACGTAGTAATATATTAAATCTTAAAACAAATACAGAAACCAATTAAATCATAAAAAAACAAAATTCCCTATTGACAATATGATTAAATTTTTGTATCATATCCCACAAGAAAGAAAATTGAATTTAAAAGGCATCCAGCTAACGCCGTTGCCCTGGATGACCTGAACGGCAAGGACGGCACCCCAATTTTTTACAGAGATACCAACACGCCACAGGACGAGATTAAAATCTTTTTCTGTGGCTTTTTTAATTTACCGCAGCAGGAACGAGGAAGGAGGCGCGGAGCATGGAAAATAAAATTTATGATTCAGAAATCGAGGCGTGTCTAGATTCGTTTTGTGCCGAAAAGGGAATTTCGGACATGTCCAAGGAATCCCAGAGCGTCTGGAATGCTGCCCTAATGTATATTAAAAAAAATGTATTCCCAGACACAAAACAGTTAAAATCTAGTATTTTATTCAAGAATGGTATAGGAGCAATGAGTAATTGTAATGCCTATGACTATGAGCTTGTAGACCATATCTGCGATATATATATATATATATCCCTGATGAATGATAAAGAAGTATCTATCAATGGCTTTAGTTTTTTAACAGGGATAAGTAGAGATGCAATAAAAGAATGGGGAAATGGTAATAAAAAACTAAGTGATAAAGCTTTCAAAATCTACAAAAAGCTGGTAGATGTAAGGCTTGAGAGTTTATCGGGCAAACTAGCCACAGGAAAGCAGAACCCTGTAGGCGTTATCGCAATCCTAAATCACTTTTACGGTTGGAACAGCCCATATGCGCCAGATGCTAACAGACATCGCACCGCCCTATCAGCTGCCGAACTTCCAAGACTGAACGAGGTTAAAACTGTTGAAATTGCACAAGATGCAGACAGATTGACGGACAGCGGAAACGAATAAATCAATATCTAGTTTAAAATAAATGCTTGACACAAGATATTGATTTAAAACTATTCGCATAACTATCATTTTGCGAATAAATACAGAAAATTATAGCCAATGCGGATGAATGGCGGTTGTTGCGGCTTGAACGAACCCGCCGTTAAAAATGGATGGGGGTGGGGGTCTGGATGGGAACAGAAAAAGTCCCTACTTAGTCCCATAAATATCCTCAAAAACAAAAAGCCCCTATCTGCATAAAGGAGTGACAAAAATGTTTTGGAACCCATTTAGAAGAATTAAGGATTTAGAATTCGATGTCGATGTGCGAGACCGTACAATCGAAAATCTGAAAAAGGAGATTGAGGAATTAAAATCTCCTACAAGACCAAAGTATCATCCGAATGAGACCTGTATTGACTGCGAATATTGCATTGTTGAGGAACGGGAAAATTACGGAAGTATAGGTTATGTAGGCTATTATTGCAGACTCAATAATAACTGCGAAGATTACACTTTGAAAGAGTAAGTAGGCGGTGTCACAAATGTACGATGAAAAAGAATGTTGCGGTAAGTGCAAGTATGCCAGTGTAGACCATGAGTTGCTTTTTACCTGCAATAACGAGGATAGTGAATATTACACTGATTACACGGAATATGATTATGGCTGTGATTATTTTGAGCCGAAGGAGTGAATGGTATGAGAATTTTGAGCCAAGATAGAACAGCTTCCATTGATGAAAGTGGAGTATTGCTGTTGGTTTCTGAAAACTATGTTGTAGCCGCTTTTCCTATCGAAGAAGTTGGCCTCATACGTCTTGGAGGATATAAGAACAAAGAGCGGGCAATGGAAGTGCTTGCAGACATTCACACTCTGTATGAAGAACTCCCCTTCTCTGGCAGTACAGTTTTTTATATGCCAAAGGAGTGAGCATGATGATAACGATTATTAGTCAAGATAGAAAGCATTCTGTTGGCAAGGATAAATTTCATAGAATAGATATTTTTAGACACGGGAAAGAAATCATTGCAGAAAAAGACAGGGAGCGAATACTACTTGGTCGCTATACGAAAACAGAGCGGTCTTGTGAAATATTCCAAAAATTATGCCTTGTCATAAGGAAAGACATTCCGAATTGTGGTGACTTTTTCTATATGCCGAGATATTAAACTCTGATATGTACCCTGTTTGTTGCGCTTGCCTTTGAGCGGTTTAGTTCATGACTGTACGGCGATTATGGCAAGAAACAAGGCGGCTATAGACGCTGATTTTCGGACGCAGGGTCTTATATATGCACCAGTAGTTTAATGGCAGAACATCAGCCTTCCAAGCTGAATAAACGGGTTTGATTCCCGTCTGGTGCTTTTCATCGGATTTTTGGACATTTTTCCCGATGAATAACACGACCTTTCACCCGCTAGGGGAATCCTGTTAAGAGCCATCGCACGGCTCGGTGGGTTTTTGGCTTGTATGCCGATGGGGACTGGCAACAAGACCAAACACCAACTTCATATTTGGGGCGTTTTAACGGCATCACGCCCCACTCTGGATTCTTAGCTCAGTTGGTCAGAGCATCCGGCTCATAACCGGACGGTCCTCGGTTCGAGTCCGAGAGAATCCATTTGCGGTCTTTCGGTATCATGGTTTATCGCAATCATTGGTTCTGCTGACTGACCGTATGATTCGGGGTCGCTCCCCTCCGTGGAAATCGGACGGAACACAAACCGATAGGAATTGTGACACATCGGAGAGCAACGATGCGGGATGCTCAGGATGGCATCAACAGGGTATGGACGCTACCAACATACTTGGAGTGATGAAAACTGCGTTCAAGTCAGTCCGTTTTGCTGGTTTCGTGACTGACATTAAACTCAAAACTGAAAAATCATGATGGGGATTGGATAGAAACTTGATTTAGGTGAGGTCGATTCGGATTTCACTATTAGAGATGGTGTCTTTTAAATCCCCATCCTCTGCCAACATACCGAAACGGTTATAACGGCGTGGTCTTGAAAACCATTGTGTCGGTTAGAATCCGACATGGGGGTTCAAATCCCTCTGTTGGCGTTTGGGTTCACGATGAAAACCTTACTCGCAACCTTATGGGTTAAAATCGTTGTAAAAATGCGTGCGCCGAAAGCATTCTTTTAGGTCTGCGATAAAGCGGGCCTACCCCGGGTTATTAGCCTGCGAGTAGGCATAGGATAATTCAATTTTGAATTATGGTAGATGGTGGCGGAATAGGTAAACGCTTATATCTAAGAACTGATAGTGGTCGGGTACAATATCGTACGGAGGACGCTGATAGGAATGCGGTTCATGTGTGGTGCAAATCCACACCCATCTAAGAGGTCTGGTCGCACCAGAATAGAGTGTTGGTTGCGTAAATCCCACTTGAATTAAAAAAATGCCGATGGCAGATTGGATGTACCCCTTTCTGCCTATCGGAAACGCACAAGTTATCCCGATTATTTGATTGAAAACGAAAGGCGGTGTTTGCAATGGCACAAGGCGTAAAAACCATAAGCAAGAGAAAATTCTTTGAAGCGTTTGAGGCGTTCTGTAGCGGACGGATGACACTTTCCAAAGCCGCGAGATATATCGGCATCAGCGTGCCTACTGCCTCTAAATATTTCAACATGTACATAAAGGGAGAACCATTTCCAGATACACTATTTGTGGATGAAGACCGTCAAAATCGACTTGAACAGTCTGAGAAATATGACCGCAGACTATTCGGCAAGTGATAACGAATGATGAATATTTGCGATTTAAGGAGTTGTGAACAATGAAACACAAAGAAGAATGGTACGTTTGTGATAGGTGCGGCAATAAATTTGACAGGCTCCCGCAAGATAAAATTTGGCTTACAAGAATGAAAATGAACCATGAAGAATTTAAAGCGATATACGAAGAAACTGAGGGGTATATTTCAGATAAACATGAGCTAACAGGCGGTGTTTTATCTGTTGAGATAGAGGTACGCTCCAGAAGAAGAGAAAAAATAATTCACTTATGCCCGAAATGCAGGAAAGATTTTGAGAGGTTTATGAACAATGAATAACTGCGATTTCATAACTTGCAGATACAACAAAGACGGTAAATGTAACGATATTGATAACCGAAAAGAATGTGTTAAAGTCGCAAGACTGGTATTATGCAAGGATTTTGCCTATGAGAGAGAAATCAATAACAGGTAAATACATAGGAAACGCCATAGGATACTGTCACTGTAAGGCTCATGCTGGTGCGTTGAACAAGGAACTTGCTTACAAGCATAAATGTATTGCTAAACGGTGTAAATGGCTTGAGAAGTACAATGATGAGGCGTGGAGAAGGAAAGAAAGGTATGTGAGATAATTTGCAGTCATGGCGTAATGGTATCGTAGCGGATTGCTAATCCGTCCGTCAAAATGATGTGTAGGTTCGATTCCTACTGACTGCGTCAAGGAAGGAGAGTATGATGCACATGAAAAAAATTTGTTTCTTGGTAGCAATAGGTTTCGCTTTAGTTTGCGGAATGACTGGTGCTGCAACTCTTGGCAAAATGATTGCAAATGCTAGAAACGATGCAAAAGGAGGATTGCAGAGAACCATTACTGTGTATACAGCGGATGGCAAGAAAATAGCAAATTATGAAGGGAAAATTGATATCGAGACCACCAGTGGCGGTTATGTTAAATTTGATTTTGACGGAAAAAGATATATTTACTACAACTGCTTTGTGGAAACTATTGCAGACATAAACTAAAAACAATTACCGACTAACAATTTGGAAGTTAGCCGCTAACCCTAAACATCTGAGGGCAAAGGATTTTTGCACCTTTGCTTATTTGAGCGGAGGTGCTTTTTTTAATGGCAAGTTTTGAATTGATAAGTGCCGTACAGGACTACGAGAAATACATAGAAACAAATGGAATCAATGAGCAGGTTATTGATGCGTATTGCGAAGCTGCCAAAACCGCTGCTACGAATGAGAAGGATATTGAGTACGGTCTTAAAATATCAAAAAGGTGTAAGGAAATCATTGAAACCTTTTGCGTTGATACTTCTGGAGGCACAATTTGGGATTTAGAAAAATACGCTTTCAAAGAAAAAGTAAGCTATGAAATTATAGAAAAATTTTATTCCGTCTTACTGATAGAAGCGCAGAATAAGGTTGTCGATAGTTTCTTTCGTTATATCGAACACAAAAGAGAACCGAAGGAGCGGTTTTATATGCCAAGGCGGAAACAGTTCTTAAAAATTGGTCTGGTAGATGCACTGCAAGGGATGATTGATGATAAGTACGATATTCTGTGTATCAGCCTAATTCCTGGGGCCGGGAAAACGACAATCGAGAAATTCTTCAATGCCGCGATTATCGGTTGGTATCCGAAGGACTTCAATCTGTTTTATTCTCATAGCGGTGATATTACCAGAATGTATTACGATGGCATGTACGATATTGTCACCAACGCGGATGAATACGCATGGAACGAAATATTCCCTAACCTTAGCGTGACGAACACGAACGCCAAGATGGAGCAGTTTAATGTCGGGAAATATAAGCCGTTCCCCTCTGTTCAGTGTACATCCGTAGGTAGTAAGAACGCTGGTAAGGTTCGTGCATCGAAATTTCTGCTTGTTGACGATATGATAGGCGGTATCGAAGAAGCAATGAACCCTATGATACTTGATAAGCTATGGAACAAATACGCTGTTGACGCAAGACAGAGAAAAATACAGGACACTACGGGGCATAACTGCAAGGAGATACATATTGCTACCAGATGGAGTGTTCATGACGTTATCGGGCGCATACAGAATATGTATGAGGGCAACTCAAGGGTAAAGGTAATTGCGGTTCCTGACATTGACCCGATTACAGGAGAAAGCAATTTTGATTATGAGTTTTCCGGGTTCGATGTCGCGTTTTTTGAAGACCAGCAACTATTGATGGACGATATTTCCTACAAGTGCCTATATAAACAGGAGCCAATTGAGCGCGAGGGTCTGGTATTCCCTGATGACAAGATACGCCGATACCTCAATCTTCCACACGGAGAGCCGGATATTATCACTGCACAGTGCGACACGAAAGGAAAAGGAACGGACTATTTTGTCCTGCCAATCCTGCAAAAATACGGTGATGACTACTACTGCGTGGATTGCGTTTGCGATAATACCGCAGACTATGAAATGCAGTACGAAAACGCCGCAAATGCTATTGTCAATAATGGGGTTCAGGAGTGCGAATTTGAGCGAAACGCAGGCGGAGACAGGGTTGCTATGGAAGTGAATAAACGTGTAGAGGCTAAGGGTTGGATTTGCAATATTACAGATACGCCTACCGAAACGAACAAAGAGGCAAGAATTTTCCAGTGTTCAAACTGGATTATGCAACACATTATTTTTAAAGACCAGTCCTTGTATACGCCGAAAGAACCATACGGCGTTATGATGTCACTTCTGAAACGATATTCAGTAAGCGGAAAGAAGCAGCTGGATGACGTTCCAGACGTATTCTCGAACTTCGCGGTCAGAATTACGAGGGGAGCCAGAACTGCAAAAGTAGAAGCAGCTATCAATCCGTTCAGAGGGGGTATGTCTTGGTGACGAAAGAAATCTTGAAGCAATACACTGATTTACAGCAGGAATGTGTTGAAGTGCGAAAAAAAATAAACACCCTTGAAAATCAGATAGCACGAATTGAACAGGATGGCAGCGTCAGAGACAAGGTTTCTGGTGGAATTGGCGGCTGGCAGAGTTTTACCATCGAAGGATTTCCTTACCCGGAATACAACCGTAAGAAAGCCTTGCTCTATTCCAGAAAGGCTACGCTTTGTGCCCTAGAAATGGAAATCATGGAAACTATCAATCAGATAGAATCGTTTATTGCGACCGTTGAAGACAGCCACATGCGGCGCATTATTCATCTTAGATTTGTCGAGGGGTTGTCTTGGGGGGACGTTGCAAAGCGTATCGGCGGAAATACAGAGGACAGCGTCAAGAAAATGTTCTATCGTTTTCTTGAAAAATGAGAAGTTGTCTCCAATGTCCCGAAAAAATCTGCTATAGTTACAATAAAGAATAATGCGAACAGACAAACGCTGGCACTTGCCAGTGTTTTTGTTTTGCCTTTTTTGAAAGGAGGTGCTTTATGAATAGTAGAACACTTCAAGATATCCTGCGTGGATGCTATGGCAGGAAAGTAGCGTATACGGACGCAGAGAAGATAACGCCCGATAACATCATAAGCGTACTTGGCAAGTGTATAGGCATTTTCAATCTCAATAAAACAGCGATTGATTACCTCTGGCACTACTACAAGGGAGACCAGCCGATACGTTATCGTCAGAAGATTGTGCGTGACGATATTGTAAATAAGATTGTAGAGAATCACGCCTATGAGATTGTGCAGTTCAAGGTTGGGCAGACATATGGCGAGCCTGTACAGTTTGTCAGCCGCAAGGACGATGAACGGATAAACAAGGCTGTTGACATTCTGAATGATTACATGGTTGATGTTGATAAACAGTCAAAGGATATTAAATCGGGTGAATGGCAGTCAGCAACCGGCACTTCCTTTAAGGCAGCTCAGTTCGCGGATGGAGATATAAAATTTCGCATTGTCTCCCCCACTCCACTGAACACCTTTGTCATTTACAACCGCAGCACAGAAGAACCGATACTGGCTGTACAGGAATTGAAAAATAAGAATGGTGAATGGTATAAATTATGCTTCACCGAAACACATTCCTGCGAAATACATAATTCGAACGTTGCGAATTGGAAACTTCATGCTTTCGGCGGCATACCGATTGTGGAATATCCTAATAACCATGAGAGGTTGTCGGATATTGAACTTGTCATCGATATTCTAGATTCTATCAACAATATGCAGTCTAACCGAATGGATTCTATTGAGCAGTTTGTTCAGTCATGGGTGAAATTCGTGAACTGTGATGTGGATAGCGAAACCTATCAAAAAATGAAACAGCAAGGCGCGCTGGTAGTCAGGTCTAATAACGGAGAAAACAAAGCCGATGTCGATATCATGACACAGGAACTGAACCAGACAGAATCACAGGTTGCAAAGGATGACCTTTGGGATAACGCCCTTTCTATCCTCGCAATCCCAAATAAAAACAATAATAACTCTGGCGGTGATACGCAGGGTGCGGTACAGCTTCGTAATGGTTGGGATTTCTCAAAGACGAGAGCAAAGCTGAAAGACCCCATTGTAAAAGCGGCAGAGAAACGCCTTGCAAAGGTAGTGCTGAATATCATCCGTATTAAGCATGAGGATTTAGGTATTACCACAAGGGATTTTGATGTGCAGATAAATCATAGTCCGCAGGACAATATGTATACAAAATCGCAGACACTCTATCAGCTTTTGCAGGCAGGAATACACCCTCTTATCGCAGTTAAAACTGTTGGCTTGTGGGGAGATTCCGAAAAAACCTTCCTTCTTTCTAAGCCGTATATGGATGCTTTGTGGCAGACAGCGGAAGAAAAGGAAGAACAGGAACGCAAAGCAGCTGAGATTGCAAAACAGTCTCAAACGGTTGCAGAAGAATAAAGAGGTGGTTTCATGTCAAGAATCCCGAATGACGAATTGCATACAGAGAAAATTGTATATGAAACCTATTTCGGCGAAATGGAAATATCTGACGAAGAAAAGAAAGAACGGCTTGAGTTGGCAAAAGAACTTGAGCCGATTTTTATTTCTTTTTTTTATGCTTTCTTGGAACAAGAAGGAAATGAAGGAGACTTCATTCAAAGTCTTTCCGCAGAATACGAAAAGACGGCGTTGAAGTTTCTAAAGGTCAGAGAACCAACAGCATACATAAAAGAATATTCGGAGAAAATCACAGAAGATATTATCCGAACAACCGTTGAAAATAAGGATACGCCCTACTTTACATCTGTTGAGCGTGCCATGAACATTGCGGCGAACGAAGCAAATACCATAGGCAACTACCGAGAATACACCAGAATGGTTAAGCAGGGTTATAAGTACAAGACTTGGATAACCATGCTTGATGATAAGGTGCGGCATACACACGCCGAAGCGAATGGATATAAAGTCGGGATATTCGATTCTTTTCAAATAGGTGCATCTGAAATGTCCTTCCCTCGTGACTATTCTTTAGGGGCAAGCGCGGAGGAAATTGTAAATTGCAGATGTAGCCTGAAATACACGAAAACTTAAACAGTCCTTAGGGGCTGTTTTTTGTTTGTAAAAAATTAAGCAGCTATGCGGTAAATAGCAAACTCAGCAGGTGCGACCTGCGGTAACAAAAGCGTGAGTAAAAGAACAGGAGGTAATAACCATGAAACGAGAAGATGTGCTGAAACTTTTCCCAGAAGCAACTGATGAGCAGATTACCAATTTGCTGAATCAAAGCAACAAGGAAGTGCTGAACGAGAAAAACAAGGTAGCGCAGTACAAAGAAAAAGCCGATAAAGCAGATGAATTACAGGCTAAGATTGACGAATTGGAATCCAATGGATTGTCTGAGACCGAAAAAGCCAACAAAGCGTTGGAAACGGCAAACGCAAGAATCGCAGAACTTGAAAAGGCACAGACATTGGCAAACCAGAGAGCGGCGGCGGCTGAAAAATTCAAAGTAACCGCTGAACAGGCGGAGCAGATTGTGAAGGATGACGGCACATTTGATTATGACGTTCTCGGTCAGATTATTACCGAAAAAGAAACGGCAGCAGCCAAAGCCAAGGAAGATGAAATTGCGGCAGGCAGTCAGAATCCCGGCGGCGGTACTGGCGGAAACGGAAAAGAAGAAACGGACGCTGAAAAGATGGCGAAGGAAATCGGCGGTGCTTTTTCCGATGCAAATAAAACGGCTGAATCCGTATTGAAAAATTATATGTAAGGAGGATGAAAAAATGAAGTTTAAAGAATCAAGCGTAACTACGCAAAATGAAATTCTGAAAAGAAAACTTGGTGGTGAATTGTTCACGCCTGTCACTTTGGACGCATCCGCGTTTGAAGATGGTGTTTGCAGGGCCGGGAATCCTATTTCCGCAGAGGGGAAAAAGGTAAATGGTGGAAGCGGTGATTCGGCGGCAGTCGGTATCCTGCTTTATGACGTGTACGATTCTAACCCTAACGGCACTATTATCAAGGCTTTTGCTTGTGTAAATGAAGCAAATGCGAACGCGAACGCAGGAATTACGATTGCGGAGGCGGTAAAGACGGCACTGCCACTGATTGTATTTGAATAAGGAGGTGCAAAAGTAATGAATATTAGAGATGTATATAACGCAAAGGCGATTGCCCTTGTGCAGACAGAAGTGGCAAGTAACAGAATCCCCTATCTTGGCGAAGGTCTGTTCCCTGCAAAAAAGAAAATGGGTCTTGACCTGAAATGGATTAAGACTTCAAAGGGTTTGCCTGTTTCTCTGTCTCCTTCTAACTTTGATGCAGTTTCTACACTGAGAAGTAGAGAAGGATTTAAGATGACTGAGACAGAAATGGCGTTCTTCCGTGAATCCATGCTTGTGAAGGAAATTGATGAACAGGAAATCATGCGTGTGCAGGATGCAGCAGACCCATACGCGCAGGACGTATTAAGCAGAATCTTTGACGATGCAAACACTCTAATTGAAGGTGCGATGGTTGTGCCAGAGAGAATGATTATGCAGTTGCTTGCACCATCTGACGGTTCTCCTAAAATCTCTATACAGGCAGATGGTGTTACATACGCATACAATTACGACCCTAACAACGATTACAAAACAAACAACTTTGCAGAGTTGTCCGGGGAAACTGATAAATGGTCTGATATTGAAAACTCCGACCCTCTTGAAGATGTTTCTAATGGGCTGGATTCTGTTGAGGCTAAAACAGGCGAAAGACCTTCTATTATGATTGTTTCCAGAAAGACTATGGATTATCTGAAACAGAATAAAAAAATCAAATCTGCAATTCTGGCGCAGAATGTAACGGCAAATATCTTTATGAATGATAACAGAGTGAAGGAACTCTTTTCTTCTGAACTTGGGGTAAATATCATTGTTTACTCTAAACAGTACAAAAACGAAGAAGATGTCGTTGCCAAATTCTATCCAGATGGTTTTGCAACACTGATTCCTAACGGCCCACTGGGTAACACATGGCGCGGTACTACACCAGAAGAGCGTACTCTGATGGGAAGTAAGGAAGCGGATGTATCCATTGTCAATACAGGCATTGCGGTTGCGGTAACGGTTTCTAATGACCCTGTGCAGACAAAGACAACCGTATCCGAAATTGTACTGCCCTCTTACGAGAGAATGGACAGCACCTATGTTATTAAGTGCTACTAAAAAGGAGGTCGGTTAAATGAAATTCGACCATAAAGTGAAGCATAATGGCATCTGGTATGAGCCTTTTGAGGAAGTACCAGATACTGACGGAAAGAGAACTTATACAAAAAGCGAAATTGCAAAAATGTCTGTCAATGAACTACGGCAGTTGGCGTTGACCGTAGGTGTTGAGGGTGCAGAAGAAATGAACGGCACAGAACTGAAACATTATCTCCTGTCCGTATTCGGACTGTAAAGGAGTGATTGCTTATGGCTGATTACAGCATTTTGGAACAAGTAAAAATCAGACTGCGGCAGTTTCACGTTGAAGATGATGATACTGTGGTATTCGACAACAAGGAGGAAAATCCACTTTTGAACCAACTGATAGAGCAGGCAAAAAAAGAGATTGCCATAAAGCGTATGTATCCAGATACATACTCGGAGGATGATATTGCGGAGGATTTGAAAAGGTTTGAGAACAATATCGTTGACTTGGCAGTGTATGACCGCTCGCAAGCGGGAGAAGCCTACATGGCAAGCTATTCTGAAAACGGAGTGAGCCGTTCTTGGAAGAATAGAGAGGATTTGTTCTTTGGCGTATACCCGTTTGTAAAGGTTCTTTAAAGGGGTTGGTATCGACCCCTTTAGTCGTTTTTGGTGCGTTGCTGTTTCAAAGTGCAAAGTATAGTTTCAATAATTCTATAGAATAATGAAAGTTTAATCGAAAATAAATGAAATTTAATTAAATTTTCCGCTTAATTTTCAATTAAATTCGATAAATTTCTATTTCTTAACGAAACGGCAGCAGGGGTGCATCGTATCAAGTGGCGGTGGGCTGATGCGCAATTATTAAGCAGAAAGGCGGTACAGAAATGCAAGTCGAAATAGCATACCTCATAAGTATAGTATCTTTGGCATTTTCCGTCTTTTTCGGGTTGAAAAGTAGCAAGCATGCAGACACAAAGGATATTGAGGAGCGTGTGAAGGATAACACCAGAATCAATATGAAACTGGATGCTATCGCAGGAACAACACAGGAAATAAAGTCGGAAATATCCACAATGAGAGAAGAAATCAATAAGCACAATGATAAGATTATCAAGTTGGAGCAGAGCCTTAAATCTGCACATCATAGGCTTGATACTCTTGAGGAACGAATGAATCATGAGTAGGTGGTTTTCAAATGCTCGATATTAACAGACAAAAGATGTTCTATGCAAAGCAAATTGGTCAAGTACCTGTTTATGATACTGACGAGGAAGGAAATTTGAAATACATCACTGTGGACGGAAACAAAGTACCGATAGAAACAGGGGAATACACAATGGGATACGGTGTGCCTATACCCTTCCATTCCTCCATAAGCAACAAATTGAGCGAATCTCTTATTAAGGAGTTTGGCGTTGATAATTCAACAAATTTCGTTCAGATTGTCGATGACAAGGGCAAACTTCCTTTGTCTGTCGGGGATTTGGTGTGGAAGAAATCAGCGGTGCAGTATAAAGCGGCAATGGTCGATAAAGCGAGTTGTGATTACATTGTCAAGGGCGTTGCGGATGAAGGTCTGACGGTTGATTTGTTTCTTTTGCAAAAGAATATAAAGTAGGTGCAGTATGGAAAACAAAATAGTAAATATTCTCGGAGAGGAATATTCAATTATGTTTGTGGATGAATATCCAGAACGATTTTCTGATTTTGAGGAATCAACGGACGCTCTGTGCAATTTCTATGACAAATTGATTTATGTGTTAAATCCAAAAGAAAAATACCTAACGGAAGATGGGAAAATCAACTTAAATAAAAGGAAACTTAGGCATGAGATAGTCCATGCCTTTCTTTTTGAAAGTGGTTTATCTTCCAATACACATGGAATTTATGGCGCATGGGCTGAGAACGAGGAAATGGTTGACTGGATTGCAATACAATCGCCAAAAATATTTAAAGTATTCCGAGAACTTGAAATTTTGTAGGTGGTTCTATGCCTAAGAAAATATCAATCAACATCATGTCCAATAAGTCCATCCAGAACGCCGTAAAAGAGGTTGAGAACTACGCATATAGCTTAACCGATAAATGTAACGAGTTTGCGAAAAAACTCGCTCAAATCGGCGCACAGACTGCCAAAATGAAGGTTGCTCAATACGATGCTGTTTATACAGGAGAACTTCTTAGCAGTATCAATTATGAGCAAGGGGCGGTTATTAAAAAAGGTGCAACGTGGATTGTGTACACTGGATGCGTTTGGGCAAAGTTTATTGAATTCGGTACAGCCGTTGTCGGGAAGGAAAATCCGCATCCCGATATTGGCATTGTTGGTTGGAAGTATGACGTAAATAATCATGGAGAAAAAGGATGGTTTTACTTTCGTGACGGCGAATGGCACTGGACAAAGGGTATGCCCTCTCGCCCATTTATGTATGAAACTTCCATAGAATTAGCAGAAAAGATTGCGGAAGTTGCAAAGGAGGTGTTTGGTTGAGTGATAATTCATGGGCTTATGACCTTGGAACGGTTGTGTTTTCAATCGTAAAGGCGAAAGCCAAGCCAAAATTGGAATCGAAATATCCGACCATATACTTCACAAGCAACGGAAAGAAATTAAGTGATGCCATCTTCCCTACCGTCTATATTCATCGTATGGCGGCAGCGGAGCGTGGAACAGACCTTGAGGGACTTTCCGTCAATGCAACCTTGGAAACCTTCCAAGTGGATGTATTCACAAACACAAGTCAATCGGATGTAGGCAGAATAATGTCTGTTGTAGCAGATGTATTCAAGGAAATGCGGTTCAAGGTTATTGCCCTTCCAGAATTTAATGAGGGGGATACATACAGAAGTACCGCAAGATTCCAAAGAGTAATCGGAGCAAATGACAGTTTAACGCGATAAAGCCATTTAGGGCTTTATTTTTTTATGCAAAAAAGGAGGAATGAATATGGCAACAGGTTTGAAATCCAGAATTATTTATAGAGAAAAAACATCAAGTCAAACAGAAGGTTCTTATTGGGCAGGAACTTATAAACTTTTGTTGAGAGCGAAAGCCATTCCAAGCCCATTTGGTTCTCAGAACATGGTGGATACATCCACGCTGGAAGACCTTGTAGAAACACAGGAAATGGGAAGACGTGCGGCTGGCTCAATGGAGATTTCTGGCGCATTTGAAAAGAAATACAAAGATGACATGGTTTCAAACGAGGGAAAGGAACTGGATTTTTGTATCTTATATGGGACAGATGGCAAGGGTTCAGAAGGAATCTGCGCTTTTATCGGTCAGGAATCTTTCGCTCCTGATGAAGCAACAGATGACCATTTGACAGGAACTGCAACCGTAGCTGTGAAAACAGTTCCTAAGTGGATTGAGAATGATTATGATGTTGCGGTAACAGAGGATGAGAATGGATATCCGACTACAATTACACTGTCAAAAAAATCTTAAGTCAGTCATTGAATATGGAATCGGCTAACATGGCTGACTATGATAAGTCCATAGCCGAAATACAGTAAATTAAGAGAAAAGGAGATATGCAAATGAAAAACTTTACCATTAACAGAAAAGTGTATAAGGCAAAAGAATTTGATTTTAACCTTGTTTGCGACTTGGAGGATGAAGGTATTTCTCTTGAGGTCATGCAGGATAAACCTATGTCTATGATGAGGGCGTATTTCGGTATCTGTGCCGGCATTGGAAGAAATGCAGCTGGGGAAGAAATGCAGAAACACATTGTTTCTGGAGGAAGTTTTGAGGAAATGGCAGAAGCTATGTCTGACGCTATGGAACAGTCTGATTTTTTTCTGGCTGCCAACAAGACAGCGGAAGCGGAAACTACGGAAAATCAGAGCGAAGCGGAATAAGAAAAAACTACAAATCGTTTCGTGAGTTGTTGACTGCTGAATGGTTCCCACGGGCATACGCTATCGGGGTTTCGTGGGATGAATTTTGGAGAATGAATCCAAGGATATTGTCTGCGATTGCAGAGGGGTACAACCAACGTGTCAGAAATGCAGATTACATGAATTGGATAAACGGTCAGTATATGCTTTCTGCTGTAATTGTCGGTGTAGAGAAAAATTTGGCAGGAAATAAGGCGAAAAATGAGTATATCAAAGAACCCATCCTTTCTGTTAGCGAAGAAAAACGGAATACTGAATCAAATGAAGAGATTGCGGTTTTTGAAATGAAAAAAAGGATAATGGCACTTCGTGAATCTGGTTTGCCAGAAAGTCCGAAATAGTATTTAGGTGGTAATGGTTAAGTCTATTACCACCTATTTAACGCTATGGGAAGGTGGTGGAAATGGACAATGAGTGAAATAGATAAACTTGAGATAAAGATTGTGGCGGATGCCGCCGATGCGGAAAAGTCTGTCAAAAAGTTGAGCAAGTCTATTGGGGGTATTGGGAAAACAGGAGATTCCACAAAACAGATTCGTGAAATTAAATCTGTTTTGGAGAGCATTAAAACACCAGAAATAGAGATTAACGGCATAAAAGAATTTGCGAAACAAGCAAGAATCATAGCACACAACTTTTCAAAAGCCGCAAGCAGCGCAAAGGAAATCGGTGCTTCGTTAAAAGGCGTGAATCTCGGACAACTCACAAAAAAGACAAAAAAAGAATCTGCGCCTGTTGAAGATTATAGTCATTTGAATGACATCCCTATTTTTGACATGGGCAAGCAGATTAACGGAGAACAGATACAGGATGCCGCAAAATCAATGTCCGATTTAACGAGCGAAACAAGTAGCGCTGTTTCCGTTGCAGAGCAGCTTTCCGCCGCAATGGGGCGCGTTTCTGAAAACGCCGCAAAAACAGACAGATTTTCCGGAATAGAAAAAGAGATTTCAAAAAATCTTGGCATGACAGGCGTTCTGGATATTGATAACGGGAAATTCGCTGAAACTATCGAGGAATCGAAAAGCCTTATCAATGGATTTAGAGTTGACTTAGAAAAACTCGGACTTAGTGAAATTAAGTTTCCAGAAGTCGAAAAGGCAGAACGAGAATTCAAAAATATGGAAAATACGGTTAGAGTTCTGACCGAAACCATAGAAGAATTAAAAGCGTCTGGTGGAAACGCCAAACAGATGAAACCGCTTGAAAAGCAGTTGGAGAGAATAAGCCAAAAATCAAAAATAGCAAATCTTAATCTGAAAGATACTATTGCACTTGCACGTTCTAAAATACCAAATATTCAAGAAGGATTGCAGGAAAAACAGAGTAAAAAAACGCAACGAGAAGGACAAAGGAAACGCTCAAATAACAAAGGTTTTGGTGTTTCGATTCCAAAAATGGTTGGTATGTCTGTGCTGTACTCCACTGTATTTCAGCTGATTTCAACCATACAATCTGCATTTGCAGAGGGTATGCAGAGTTTAGCACAGTATAGTCAATCGGTAAATGCAAACATTTCCTCTATGATGTCCGCTTTAATGCAGTTGAGAAACGCATTTGCGGCGGCGTTTGAGCCTATTCTTTCTGTTGTCGCACCCTACCTTGCTACTTTCATTAGTTGGCTTGCAAGGGCAATCAATATGTTGGGTCAGTTCTTTGCTGCACTGACAGGAAAAGGCTATGCAATACAGGCTAAGAAAGTGCAAATGGACTACGCGAAAAGCCTGAAAGATACAGCAAGCGGCGCAGGAAAAGCGGCTAAGGCATTAAAGGAAATGCAGGACTATACGCTCGGATTTGATGAATTGCACATCATAGACACCAAGCAGAACGATAGCGGCGGTGCGGATGGAGGTGCAGGCGGCGGTGCAGGAGACCTTCTCCCTACCGATATGTTTGAAACTGTCGAGATTGATTCCAAGATACAGGATTTAGCAAAACGGTTCAAAGAGCTGCTGCCGTTGATTACATCTATTGCGGCAGGATTGGCGGCTTGGAAAATTGCAATGGGATTGTTCAAACAACTTGCAGAACTGAAAAAGAAATTACAGGAATTGCAAGTATTGAGTAGGCTTAGTTTAAAACTGCATAGATTTCCAGAAGTCCTTTCAAATATCGGTCTTATCATTGCCGAACTGATGAAGGTTGCACCTACAATCCTTGGATGGTCTATTGTTATTGGCATTATCGTTGGGCGGTTTGTGTACCTGTACCAAACGTCAGAATCGTTCAGGAAAGGTCTTGAAAGAACGAAGGAAATATTTAAGGGGATTTTGACCGTTGTCGGAGATGTATTCAAGGCGGTTGGAAAGGTTCTTTATGATATTGGTTCTGGAATATGGAATTATTTGATTAAGCCGTTCCTTGAATTTATTGGAATTGATACATCCAGAATCGAAGAAGAATTTGCAAATTTTTTCAGAATGATAAAGGATTGGCTCGGAAAACTTGATATAGATTTCGGAGACTTAGGAATCACTATTGCAGGACTTGCGCTTTTGTTTATTCCTGGCGGTCAGTTATTCGGCGGTGCGTTGTTAGCTTTTGAGGGAATATCTGTTGCTTTGCGTGCATTAGGCGGAGTAAGTGATGAAACGTGGGAATCCATTAAATCAAAGGCTGTTGAAGTATGGAACTCTATTAAAAATTTCTTCAAAACAACGTGGGATGAAATTGTAAGTTACTATCCAGAGAAATGGAATGAGGTAAAAACTTCAACCGCTGAATTGTGGGAAGCTGTCAAAACAACTATTTCTGAAAAATGGACTGCAATTAAAGACTTCTTCACAAAAACAATACCACAGATTGTAAGTGATATTGTCAAATGGTTCTCTGAAATGCCAAGCAAAGTCGGTGCTGCTATCTCGTCATTCTTTACAGATACAATACCGAATTGGGCTACAAGCACATACAACACATTCAGCGAGAAGGTAAATAACATCGTTACCAGTGTTGCCACTTGGTTCGGTGAACTTCCGAAGAAGATTTACGAAAAAATAATTTCATTCCTTGAGAAAATCACTCTTTGGAAAGATAAGTCAATCGAAAAGGTAAACACAGAAATACCAAAAATCTTGGACAAAGTTGCTGAATGGTTCGGAAAACTCCCTGAAAAAATCATGGGAGAATTGAAAAAAACCATAGAAAGCATTAAGAGTATCGGCGGCTTTATACTTGATGGCATTTTGGAGGGTGCAAGTAATTTCGGAAATAAGGTTGGCGGCTTTGTAAAAAAACTGCTTGAAAAAGTAAACAAAGAAGCTGAAATCCACTCCCCTTCCAGATTGTTTAAGCGTGAAACAGGCGTTTGGGTTGGCGCAGGCATCATAGAAGGTATGGAAGAATCCGTCAAGGGTGCAGGCAGTGTTATTGATGAAATCGTAGACAAAGTATCTGGCGGCGGCAGTCTTGCTCCTGTTGTATCGGTCGAAGCACCAGACATTTCACAATGGGATGCCACATGGGTTATATTGAGGGAAAACTTTGAAAGGCTAAAGGCGGATATCATTTCAAGTATGAATGCATTCTATACAACCATAAGTGCTATGACAACGAATTTCGGTACGGTTTCCAAGGCACAGATAACGGCGTATCTGCTGAAAGTTTACGATAACATTTACAACACGTTTGATGCTATCAGACAGACCTTGCAGCAAGTATCTGATGAGGTTACAAGGATGCTGAACCAGATGGTTTCGGACGCAAACTCACTGGCAGGACTGACAGGAAAGAAATACAGTCATGTCGGCGGCTACACCATGCAACAGGCGCAGCGTTTCAATATAGAAATGTTTGCGAATGGCGGTTTTCCTCGGTCTGGCGAACTGTTTATTGCAAGAGAGGCAGGACCGGAACTGGTCGGAAGTATTGGCGGCAAAACAGCCGTTGGCGGCAATGACCAGATAGAACGTGCAATTTTTAATGCTGTTTTAACGGCTATGTCACAGGCAATGGCGAACGGTAGCAGTCAGCCAATCGAACTGAACCAGAAGATTGAACTAGATGGAGACGTTATTTATAACAATCAGCAGAAAGTATCCGCAAGACGAGGGATAAACTTTGGTCTTGGTGCATTTCAAAGGTAGGTGGTTTTTGTGGCAGTAATTAAATATAACGGCACAGAAATTACCTGCCCTTCTGTGCAGGAATACGAAGGTCAACAGTTGGTTGACAGCGGCAGAAATGCAAATGGCGTTGTGGTAGCTCAAAAGATAAACCGCCGCCAAGTGAAATTGACATTGGAGTGGAAGGTTATTTATCCAAAGGAATTGCAGAAGATTTTGCAGCTGGTCGAAACTTTCATAGGCGAAGTGACCTATTATGACCCGAAGGAAGGGAAATTCATCACAAGGGAAATGTATTGGGGAGATTATTCCGTTTCTACATATTGGGTGTCCGAGAATGGCACACCGAAAATGTTTACAGGTCTGAAAGCCTCGCTTATAGATACAGGGAAGTAAGGCGGTGGTTTTATGTATCCGGTAACAGCAAAATGGAAAGAGGAAACAGAGCAAACGCTCCGCAATCCTTCTTATGTGAGAATTGTATTTGGCGTGACAGACCCAGACGCACCCGGCTTGAGTACACAAACAGATAACGGTCATTTGCCGTACAGCGATGTTGACAGCGTGGATGTCGGCACAACCGCCCCATCCACCTATCAGACGCTGGAGCGAAACAGATTTATTCTGGACGGAAAGAACCCTCTGCCGCCGGAGAGCAACCCCATCTATCAGGGATATGCAGGATTGACAATCAGCGGTGATGCAGGGGCATACACTACAAAGCCGCTTGTGAAAATTTCATTCGGCGATTATGTGCAGTTTCCCGGTTTGACCTTCCGGTTTGATGACAGCATGGGTGATTACCCGAACAGCTTTCGGATTCTGGCAAAGAAAGATTCTGTATCTGTATTCGATAAAACCTACTCGCCTGATACTACATATTGGGAAATGACAGACCAAATCCCGTTATGCAATGAACTGTCCTTCTATTGGCTGAACTCAAATATACCGCACCGCAGGGCGAGGTTACTTTCCTTGACATACGGCTTGGTCAGCCGATTGGGTTCAGATGATATTGCAAGCTGTTCCTCAACGAAGGAGATTGACTTGCTTTCGTCCAAGATTCCAAAGCAGGAATTTGAATTTACGCTGATTGATACGCAAAGAAGATATGACCCCGAAAACCCATCGGGCTTATGGGAGTATCTGGAAAGCAGACAGCCTGTCAATTACCAGTACGGCTATGAATTGTCGGACGGCTCTATTGAGTGGATACCTTGGGGCTTGTCTTATTCTACAGGCGATTTTGATGTATCGAAATCTGGCATTGTGGCAGAGGTCAGCATAAAGTGTGTAGGTCTGGCAGACCATTTGACAATGACCTATGACGAGGGCGTGTATTCTGCGGCAGGAAGAAGTCTGTTCGACCTTGCGACAGATGTTATGAAATTTGCGGGATTTGAGAATACAATCGAACTGGATAATGCGTTGAAAACAATCTATACACATAACCCCCTGCCGTCCTCCAAAGTGAATGAGTGCTTGCAGCTGATAGCTAATGCGGGGCGTTGCATCATGAACCATAGCCGCGGCGGTTATATTCAGATTTTGCGCGAGAATGACAGCGCGACAGGATTTGATATCAACTTCGACAAAATGACGGATACGCCGACAACAACGAAGATACCTCCCCTTCGCAACCTGTCAGTTGAGTATAACTCCATCAAGGTAAATTCCGAATTGACGGCGGCGGTCAATGCCGTTGAAATATCAGCCCCTACCGCACATGAGTACACATTTACCCATCAAGCGTATACAAATCAGAAAGTGGAAGTGAGCGGTAGCTTGTCTGTTGTCGGCACTCCGAAATACTATGCTTACAAGACCGTAGTAACGCTAAAGGGGACAGGTACGGTCACTATCAACGGGAATAGCCTTACGGAGAATAAAATCGAGTACAGGAAGAAATACAGTGACGTAGGCGAGGATTTGAGCGGCGTTAGCAATACGCTCATTGACAACCAGACGGACGCTATCGCATACGCAAACTGGGTAGCGGCGGTTACTTTGCGGCGCAACACTTACAGTGCGCCAGACAGAGGATATCCCGAACTGGACGTTGGAGATTCTGTAAACTTCACAAGCAACTTCGCAAATGAAACGCCTGTTACTATGGTTCAGCAGAAATTGACCTACAACGGCGCGATTAAGGGCGAGTGCCAATATATCATTGGGGGTGGTAGTTAATGGCTTGGATAACACCGATTTTTAACCGAACTGTATCCGACACCGTTACGGCGAGAGCGGCTCAGGCGAACGAGGAAAACAATAAGGGCGCACTGAACTATCAGGACTTGAACCGCATTGAGGGCAACCACAAGGAATTGATGCAGTGGCTTGAGAAGGAAGGCTACTACATCCCCAGAACATACAGAAACTACAAGGAGAGTTTCAACGGCACAACCTACACCGATTGGCAGGAGGTCAATATACCTTGGTTATCGGAAATCAACCGTATCCGAGCAAATTATACCGCTCTGGTGCAGTTGTTTTTGGTTGGATTGGGATTGCCTGTATTCGGAGAAAGCAATTACCTTGATTGGCAGGAGGTCAACGATTGGGAACGGGTTGCCGCGGTCGGCAAGGAAATGACAGAAAACATGAAGCAGGAATATATCTACTGCGGAACGATAAACAGCGGAGGTGAACGGTTGCTATGAAGGATTTTTTAGATAGAATCCCAACACAGGTAGGGCGGAGAAAAATCACCCATGCAGATGGCACAAGCGAATATGTGACGGTTGAAATGGCGGACGAACCATCCGTAGAGGGTACGCCATTAAACAGAGAAGCCCTCATGAATGTGCAGGGGTTTTCTAATGAAGACACTACTATTAGTACATCTGGTAATGTAACTACAGTTACAATAACTCACAGTGATGGTGGAAAAACTGTTACAACAATTACAAAGAACTCAAGTACACTAACTACTGTAGTATCTAAGTATACTGGACCTTCCGGTAACGTAATCACGAAGACTACTACAATAGATACTAGCGGTTCAGTAACTAGGATTGGAGGTGTTGTATCATGAGTTGGGATGTAGGTTCTTGGGTAATTGACACAGTTAATTCAGTATTAAGTACTCTAATTCAAGCACACGGCACACAAACCTTTACCGAGGATGGTACGTTTACTGTGCCCGATGGCGTGACAAAGATTTCAGTAACTGCTTGTGGTGGCGGTGCAAGTTGCAGTTGGGTAACTGGTGCATCCTCAAACTATGTAGCAGGCGGACAGGGTGGTGCCTGTATCTATAAAAAAGCATTTAAGGTAACTCCCGGACAAACAATTCCAATTACAGTTGGTAAGGGTGGTATTTTCCGAAACGTAACAGGAGGTGTAGCAGGAAATCCTACTGTTGTAGGTAGTCTTGTAACTCTGCCCGGCGGGACACAGGCAAATACAACGTACTTTTATGCACCTGCTCATACACAAGTAGACGGGGGTGGAATCGGCGGTTGGGGAGGTTCTAGTGCTTTTGAGGGCTCACCTGCTACATTTGGCTCAGATGGCCTTATTGGAAAGGGCGGGCATACAGATTCATCTGAAAAAACTCATGGCGGTGGGGGCGGCTCGTTAGGTGACGGTGCGATTCCTGGATATGGCAAATATTCTAACCAGTATGGTATTCCAGCCGGTCCCGGTGGTGGAGGTGCGTACACACCTTACGGCGGAACTGAACAGGATAAAGTACAAAACGGCGGAGACGGTATTGTTATTATCGAATGGTGAAGTGAGGTGATACGATATGAAAAATTACGCAATGCTTTCAAAGAACAGAGTAATCGGTGTTTTGCTGAATCAAGAAACAGAACCTGAATGGGGACCGACCCCGGACGGAAGCCCTGTGCTTGCTATTCCCTGTGACGATACGGTTACGCTTGGCATGATTTATAATTCTGAAACAGGTACGTTTTCGGAATACACACCACCCGAACCCGAACCCGAACCCGAACCCGAACCGCAACCAACCCAGCTTGACCGTATTGAGGAGCAGTTAAACGCCCTTGCGGCGGGCAGCGTAACGGTAGAAAAATTAGAGGCGGCAATCAGTGAGGGGGTGAATGAGGTATGATGGAAACGATTAAGCACATGGCAAAGTTAGCGGCGCAGGCGGTGCAGGAGAAAGCGGACACTATGACAGGAACGGAATTAAACGCTGAGGACAGGTTTATCCCAGATTTCCAGACGGCTTGTGAAAAAGAAAATATGCTGAACCGCCCTGTCGGCTTTGTCTGCAAGAGTACCGCAGGCAGAGTGGTAAAGCTGCTACAGAAATATGACAGCACCATTTACACCGCCGAACCCGAGGAATTGCCTGCACAGTGGGGTTTTGTATGGAGTGATGACCCTGCGAAAGCAAAGCCCTTTATCTCGCTGGCAACCAGCCCCTACGCGAAGGGGGACTGTTGCACGGAGAATGGCGTTTGCTATCGCTCGACCATCGATAACAATACTTGGAAGCCCTCGGAATACCAGCAGGGCTGGGAGAAAGTAGGTTGATCGTATGGCAAGAAAAATGGAAACGAGCAAGAAACTTGTTTACATATCTGATTTTGTAGCAATCTGCCTGAGTGCGGCGGTTATATATGGCACTTTCGTCACAGAGAAAGATATATCTCCGCTGGCACAGGTGGCGGTTGCATCAATTACAGAGTGTGGCGTTGCAAACGGTTTCTACTATTGGAAATCGAAAAATGAAAACAGGTACAAATATGTTATCAAGTTGATTCGTGAATGGGCTGAAAAATACGGCATTGAAGCCGTTATCCGTATTGCTGATATTGTTCTGAAAGAGTAAAAAGGAGTGATTTCTAATGTGTAAGGTTACTTTCTTGTTGGAAAATTGGTATTTGGTTGTTGCGCTGATGGCGGTCACGGGAATGGTCGGTGTATTTATCGGGCGGTTTCTGAAAATGCCAACATCCGAGCAGAGAGAAAAAGTAAAAGAATGGTTGCTGTGGGCGGTCACACAGGCAGAAGCAGAATTGGGGAGCGGAACAGGCAAGCTGAAATTGCGGCAGACCTATGATTTATTCGTGCAGAGATTCCCTGCGGTTGCTATGGCGGTATCCTTCGACACCTTCTCTATGTGGGTGGATGAAGCACTGGAAGAAATGCGAAAAATGCTGAAAGAAAACAAGGCAGTCAAAGAGATTGTAAAGGGATGATTATATGGCGAAAAAGATGACGGGCAAAGAACTGGTAGCCTTCTGCCGTTCCAAAATCGGCACGCCGTATGTTTACGGCATGAAGGG